CCACGTGATTGAAGAACAGAGCGCCGAGTGGCAGCGCAGCAAGGCCATGGACCTAATGAACAACTGGATTCTGTCGGGCAAAAAAATCGATGCCGTGGCCGCCAACGCCGATGAAATGGCCATTGGCGCGGCCATGGCCATCAACCAGGCAGGAATGCGCTCGGGCAAGGACATTCTGGTCGGTGGCAGCGACGGCGGCCCTGCCGGCCTGGACGCGATAAAGAAGGACCAACTACTGGTGACCGTCTACCAGGACAATAAAGGCCAGGCCATCGGGTCGATAGACCTGGCACTGAAGATGATCAGGAAAGAACCCTATACGGCACAGTTGACCATTCCCTATCAGCTGATTACCAAGGCCAACTATCAGGACTTCCTTAACCCTTGAATGGGGTGAGGCTGCACGGCAGGCAGATGAAGGTGGATAGAAAGAAAAAGTCGCTCCGGAGTTCCAGTGTCAGCTCAGCCGACTGCAGCCCTTTCTAACGGGCGGCTATTGGCCAATAGTGCCGGTAACGTGCCACAGGAATAAACCCAAAGAACCGTCGCCAACTCACTTATCAAGCTGGGAGCAAAGCCCACGGGACAAATTCCGGCCGGGAAATCCGCTGAAGAGTCCACCCAGAGCCAGTCGTTTTGTAGGGGTAAAAACGCCTAAAAATAAAAAGGGGTCGCGAGATAAAATCTCGCAACCCCTTGAGTTATATGGTCGGGACGGAGTGATTCGAACACTCTACCCCTAGCACCCCATGCACGCAGTACCCCTGTAAGACCTTGTGAAATGGCCGTTTTTACTGGCGCTCGCTGCAATCGAATGCCCACAAGTGCTTACACGTGCGTGAGAGAGTCACGCAAAAGTCACGCACCCATCTCCGGCGTCCTGCCGACCGAACACCAATCCTTTTTTGACTGCTACGCTTTTCCCAACCACCCAGAGGAATCGCCTTGCCAAATTCAGATCTGCTCCCTTCCCTGCTCTTCAAGATCAACGAAAACCAGCTCGCCCTGGAGGCCGCCATTATGGAGCTTTCCAATTGGGTCGAGGCCCGCGGTTCGGCTGACGTCGCGGACAACGTCCGCGGCGCCTTGGACACCATCGACAAAAACGAAGAGTTCATCAAGCTTACGCTCGCGGTGCTGATGACACCGGAATGACTGCTATTGGCTGTGGATTCAACCGGTCGCTGCACCTGGCATCAATTGGGTTGATCGACGAACCTAATCTGCGTCAGCCCTACCAGCTCAGCCTGCTCTAAAATCTCCCTCGGCGTCGCGTCCGCGGTTGGCATGATCAGGCTGTTCTCTCCATCCCCAAAATGCAGCTGTAGCAGGTGCATTGCCGCTTCATGGACGGGCAGTTGAGGCTGCTTTAATTCGAACATGTATGTGCGGGGCTCGCCGTTGAACAGGTATTCCAAGGTGAAGTTGCGCATGGTGAAATCCTCATAATGGGAGAAGTACAGCTAACTATCCTGACTTAATGGTCAGTTTTTAGTTCAAGTGTTCCACCGACCGTACATCTCTCATAACCTACGGTCCGTCGCCTCACCCTCGCCACAATAGTCACGTCTCGATTACTGTACGTACAACCAGTATTTGTACAGCGAATCCGTCCCCATGAATTTCGACCAGGCTAAAGCGCTGAGACTTCAGCAGTGGCGCTCGACCCTCGACGACCACGACTTTCGAATGCAGAACCCTGAAGCCCACCGACAGACCCTTCACGAAATGAGCTCTGCCCTTGTCACCGAGGGATTGATCGATGAACTCCAGCAGTTCGACCTGAACGAGATGGCGAACGCTGCCTACTGGCACGCCGTGGAGGAATTGCATGCTTCACCGGCCCGGTACTGCGGCGCTTCAGCCTACGACGTTTTGCCGCGCGGCAATGGCGAGCTATTCGGCCGCATTGGACAGTCAATTTTCTATGCCACTAGCACGCTTGCCGACAGCGCACGGTTCTCATACGACGGAAAGATTTATCGCGATGCAACCGGGGCGAACCTCGTTTTCAGCCCGTCCGGAGTTATCGCGAGAATTGCCGGGCTTATATTGACGCTGCGTGATGGGCAGCAATACGACCTAGTCGAAACTGGGCGAACAATCGAGGGGACGACCTACGAGCCGATAGAAGATCCGGACATCTACCGCGCATTGGTGGACGCCGCCCAAATTGCCCACGAGTGCTTTGATCTACGTGCTTTCGAAAGAGTGCGGCCGCGTCTCGACCTTGCCCGGTTCTGCACTTGCCCCGCTTGCCTTGATCGTTTTGATCGGCGTGAAGATTGCCCGACATGCGCTGGCAGAGGGTTTGTGACGAAGCCGGCGGCCACTGGTCTACCCTGGATGTACAGCCGGAGGGTTCAACCATGTGCGGACGACTTTCCCAGTACAGCGGGATCCATGACTTTGTTGCAGCGCTGAGCATGCCGAATCCGCTGATCAACAATGCCGGCGATCAGCCTTTTGAGCGCTATAACGCCGCTCCGACCACTCAGCTTGCCCTTCTTCACCAAGAAGGTCAGTTTCTGCGCGCTGACATGGTTCGCTGGGGCTGGCGCCCGCACTGGGCCAAAGACCGCGTCGCGCCAATCAATGCTCGAGTTGAGAAAGTAGCCCATGGTCCATTCTTCAAAGCGATCTGGCCTCACCGGGCGATTATCGCCATCGACAACTGGTTTGAGTGGGTTTATGAAGGCGGACCGAAGAAACAGCCTTACCTGATTCGCCACCATGATCGGACGCCAATCCTGTGTGCGGCGATTGGTCAGTACCCCATTGCCGAGCGTGAACCGGGCGAGCATGACGGCTTTGTCATCATCACCGCCGACAGCGCTGGCGGCATGGTGGACATTCATGACCGCCGCCCGGTGGCACTGTCACCTGAACTCGCTCGCGAATGGCTGGACCCGGCGACACCGAAGGAACGCGCCGAACAGATGGTGCTGCTTCAGGGTGAGCCCACCGAGGCCTTCGAGTGGTTCAAGGTGGACCGGGCGATCGGTAGCGTGCGCAATCAAGGGCATGAACTAATCGATCCAATATAGGCCCGAGTTTCTGATAAAGCTGGTGGAAAGTACGCTGACCATGGTCTATATATTATTGTTCATAATCGCATTTTAGCTATTCTTCGCTCGCTAGACTGGCTAATGAGAACTGCGAGCTAGGTACTAAAAAATGTCTGATATTACAGTCAGTAACCAATGGGATGCTATATCGAAAGACGAGCAGGAAAAGATAACGAACGGACTGCGCAGCTGTGGATCATTGAAGCCAGGCGATAACATTGTCAGCGGTTCAACTAAAAGCTTCGACCCGGACTCTCCAATTAGCATTCAATGGGACCCGATTGGAGATATATGCAGAATAGGCTGTGATACGGCGGCGGGGACCGCTCTAGTCTGGTGCGATGCCAACACCGCAGGTCTTGGCCTGATCGCCTGTGTCGCTGCAGCCGAAGCGATTCGACAGTCCTGCCGAAATGGTTGCTGAAATTTGCGCTAGTTAAGAAATTGACTGAAAAAATCCCGGCCTCAGTATGATCCGGCCGGGATTTAGATATAGGCTCAACAGTGTTGCTCTGTTAGCTTCAATTTAAACCACCATCATGGTTTCCGATGAAATGCGAAGTACCGCGCATTAACTTTTTCAAAGTACTCGATTGAAAAATAAGTGCTTTCCTAATGAGAGCGTCAGATGTGCATCTTTGGCCCAGGCCGGAGGCTTCGGCATGGTGGTCGCGTAGTAGTGCGTGGCGCCGCCGGTAGGATCCTGCACCTTGCCAGCCAGCACTTGGTCAGCAGCGATCTGCGCCTGAGCAAACTCGCGGAACGGGATTGGCTTTGCGTCACTCAGGTAGGCGAAGTTCGGGTCGTTCTTGTTCCAGCAACTGAACTGATATGGCGCTTGGCACACGCCGGCATAGCCCTCGCCCCACCACGATTTGGCCTTTCCGTCGTTCACGCGGTTGCGGATGGTCCAGGCCACGGCGATCTGGCCGGCCGGCGATTCGCCGCGAGCCTCGCCCCAAAGGGTCCGCGCGAGGATGTCTCGGTCTTTGCGGTAACTGGCATCACTTTCCTCCGGGCAATAAAAAGCCGCTCAAGGCGGCTATTTATCAGGGCTTTGCGAAACTATACGAAACCCTGTGAAACTTGAAATGGTGCGAAGCCGGAACCTAACTCAATCGGAAAACTCCAATAAATACGACTCCGCTCCGAGCTTTCTGGAAGCAATGTACTTTCAGATGTACTAAAAACTCATCACTGGGCGTGTGCTGGTGCTCGACTTTCCCTCTTGGAGTAGCTGCTCAGTACGCCGAATAAGAAGAAAGCAAGGGCGCCAGCACTCGGAACAATCAGGATATCCCAAGCCATGGCCATTGGGCCAAATGTCATAAGTACCGCGCTCCAGGTGAAGAACCTTTCAGGTGTTGCGGGTGTGAATTTCCTAGCTAACCACGCATCCCTAAAATTCATCAGCAGCATGGCAATAAATGGAACAAAGAAAATTATTCCGCCCTTCCAAATCAAGGTTAGGTAATAGATGTGGGTCGACGTGTTGGCTGCAAGAATCTTTGAAGCACCAGCCCCGTCGTAACGCCCATAGCTCGAGAAACCATTGCCGATAACTGGGCTGTTGACTACTTCCTTGATACCTTCGATGGCCAATTCAACGCGGCCAGTGGCAAACGCATCAGCCTCAGCTCGCAACTGTTCAACCGTTTCGCCCGATTCGCCCGATTCGCCCGATTCGCCCGAAATGGTTTCAGGATTGTGCATGCTGGCGATACTTTCAATCGACGTCGCCATGCGGTTTTCATTCATGCCCCGGGCATAAGTCAGAACCCCTGCTGCCAACGCGGCAATCAGCGTATACATCGCCAATTTCCGCACCGCTGGGTTCCACCACCCAAATAAGACCACCGATCCGACAATCCAACCTACCAGCATTTGAGCGCTGCGTGAGTCGCTTCCGAGTATCAGGAATACAGCACACCCAAAAGCAACGATGAGCGCCAAGCGGTTATTTGACTTCACAGCAGACCCAAAGATCGCACCACAAATTATCACTGCTTGTATGCAGATAAGATCTGCCAGGCTTAATACTCCGAATGTAGCGAACACCGGAAGCCCCAGAAATTCAGCATTCATAGCCGCTAAACCCAGCGGCCCGAAGTATATGCGAACAGGCTCGTTCAGCATCAAAACACGACCAGTGATCACTACGACGAATACTACCGAGAACGCAGCGAGCCAAAACACAACTCGCTGAATATCAATCCGCTCAGAGACATATTTGCCAAAGAAAATAAAGCTTGGCGCAAACATAATCAAAACCAAAGCTAGGAAGTGTCGTGCCATTGCTCCGTCGGCAAATTGTTGATCAGCTAATAATATTGAAATTGCACCACAGAAAAACGAAATGAAGAATAACAACCAGACCCGATCGGGCTCTCTCAACATAGTAAACGCGATTGCAGGAGCAAGGCAGAACGCTGGGTTTATGTCGTAGTTCATTACTGAAAACAAAACGATGGGGATCGTCAGTAGCAGCGCTATCACTGGCATCTTAAAATTCCAGTACCGTCGCATCAGTCCAGCATCCATATAGCTAAGCTCCTTAGAGGTTCCAAAAGCGGCGAGCATAGCCGTATACGCTGGACTGCACCAGCGCCGAATCACGCCACCACGGCAGAAGCTGACAGAAATAGCAACGACCATGGTGCGTGGCAAACCTAGTTTCCAGTCGGCGTCCTGCCGACTGGAAAATCAAACCTCCCTGCACCACCACGACTGTGCATACAGGCAGCCGTCGACTTCTTCCAGGCCGCTCAGCGTGAAAGCGTTGGTCGCCATCCCTGACAACCTGGCATCCAGTAGTGGCGGAAGCGGCACCGCATCAAGAGGCATGCCTGCCGGACGAATCTCGGCGATGTCGCTTGTCCGGTTGAGCTGCTCGCACTTCTGGTTTCGGATGTTGATATCACCACGAATGCCGACAGCTTGCCGGATAGCTTGCCTTGTTGTCGGAAACAGTCTTCCCGTAGCCGCCGCACCACTCCCCGTCATCAGCAGCATGATGAGTAGCAGCCACCCGGCCAACCGCCACGCCGCGGGGCTCATGGCACGTCCTTGAAGAATACGTGCCCACCGAGCTTCAGCGTCTGCTTGGCTTTCGCCGTCCAGGCCGGAGGCTTCGGCATGGTGGTCGCGTAGTAGTGCGTGGCGCCTCCGGTTGGATCTGGCACCTTGCCATCCATCACCTGGTCAGCGGCAATCCGTGCCTGAGCCAACTCGCGGAACGGGATCGGCTTCGCGCCACTCAAGTAGGCATAGTTCGGGTCATTCTTGTTCCAGCAGCTGAACTGGTACGGCTTCTGGCACACGCCTGCATAGCCCTCCCCCCACCATGAACGATCCTTGCCATCGAACACACGGTTGCGGATCGTCCAGGCCACGGCAATCTGGCCAGCCAGGGATTCACCGCGCGCCTCACCCCATAGCGTGCGCGCGAGGATGTCTCGGTCTTTGTCGGCAACTGGCATCACTTTTCTCCAGGCAAAAAAATACCCGCTCGATGGCGGGTGCGTTGTGCAGCTGTGGTGCGTCAGATCAGGTCAGCGCCCAGCGCCCAGCGCCCAGCGCCTGAGGATCGGCAACGATCACGGGCCCTACTGGCTCGTCGGGCCATACCGGCGCGGCGTACCAAGTCGGCTGGACCGTCACTTTGCCAAGCGCAAATTTGTAAGTTTTCCAAGACTTCAGATTGGCCAGTAACGCGGCCTGCTCTGCTTCGTCCTCTTCAGTCGCCTCGCCCGCATCGATGCCGTATCCCAGCGTGTTGATGCGATCCTGAATGCGGGCAATCTGAGCAACCGTCCTGGCATTCCTAGCGTATAACTCCGCCTTCGCCGCTGCCAGTTGCGCAGCCTGCGCGGCTGCGTCCTTCATGGCTTTAGTGATCAGCTTTGACCAGTCGATATTATTCTGCATTTTTTAGCGCCTCGATCGTCTCCAGAAGTTCGTCTCGCGCGGCCTGCTCAGCCTCTGTTACAGCTCGTGGTAGCGCCAGCAAAACAGGCCCATCTGGAACATTCAGCAGCGGTTCTGGAAATGCCTGCTCCTGGCTGTAATTCCAAGGTAGCGGCAGGACCATCGTCAAAATAAGCTCACCATCAGTGACAATCGTGTCCCCATCAAACCAATTCGAAAGGATTGCCTCCCGAGGCAAAGTGTCACCCTCGGACATCTGAGAGAAATCGAACAGTTCCCCGTTTATCGTGAGGCTATTCCCCAGCTTACTTACTTCAACGTCTGGAAGGTTGCCCTTGGGAGAGAGAATAATTTTCATGCGTACCACCGCCCTATTGCAGTCCACATCGCAGTTACGCTGTTGGAAGCGGCTGCTGGATTTAGAATGAAAAAACCAGGCGTCGCAGTCGTAGTTGGAAACGCCGAACCTTGCGAAGCCCAAGCTAAACCGCCAGATGAAATTATGCCGACGTAGGTTTCAGGGAGACTTGTGAATACTTGAGGGAAGGGAATTCCCGAGAACACGCCCGTGTAGAAAACGTTTCCCACAGCAATAAATGATTGTGTCCCTAAGTCCTTCAACCCCCGACAAATCATCGTGCCGTCTGCGTACTTGGTCCATTCTCCGTTTGCGTTGCTACCGCGCTCTAAGATGGCGCCGGTAGGTATTCCGCCCGATTGGGAGGCAGTGCCAACAATCGGAGCAACAGCGGCGGAGCCGAGGCCCAGCCCTGTTCTGGCCGCAGACTGGCTTGTTCCACCGGTGCCACCCTTCGTCACCGGCACAGTGCTTTCAACTGCTACAGATCCAAGCCCAAGACCGGTGCGCGCACCTGCCTGATCCGTCCCGCCAGTGCCACCCTTCGTCACGGGGATTACATTTTCAGTTGCGGCAGTGCCTAGCCCGAGTCCGGTGCGCCCCGCAGCCTGATCAGTGCCACCCGTCCCCCCCTTGCTCACTGGCAAGACCTCGTAGTTGCCGGTGGTTCCCAATGCGGCCATTTTGACGCCGTACTGATTGACCAAAGCCCGCAGAGCATCGGCCGAGTCCTTCACGTAGCCCTGCATCGGCGCCAGCGCATAGGTGCCGGCGGCATTACTCGCGCCCTGGTAGTTCGGCGAGATCGACAAGGCCGTGTCGCTGGCGATGTTCGTCACCTCGTACCAACCACCGTCCGGGCCACGGAAGGCATCGCCGACTCGGCTGTTGGCAATGAATGCCGTACCAGCGCCGATCACGGCGTTGGAATTTAGGACGACAGAGACCGTTCCTGATTTGTACCAGGGCATTGAGTATCTCCAGAATGAATAGGTGCGAAGCGGAAGAAGTCAGGCCAGTAATTTGGCGCAGAGGAATGGACGGTGACCTTGGTCAGTCCAGGCAGTTGTGGCGAGGCTGTACATCATGATCCGGCCGTTGGCGTAATCGACGCCAAGTGCGCAACCGCCACCCGACGCATTGTTGTGGCAGTTCATGGCGAAAGGGTTCAGGGAGACATACTCGCCTGAGCCGAGCATCTTGTTAATTCCCCAGAAATACCGGTGGCCCACAGTCAGCTGCTCGTCTCCGAGGTACGTCCAGTTACCTGCCGCGAAGGTCACGACAACCGCCGGGGCGCCGCTGTCGTAAACAAGCGCGGCGTTCTGATCCCACAAGCGCAGTCCATAGGCTGCCGTCCCCATGGACGCCCACGCTGCCACGAAGTACTGGCCGCTTAACGTTGCGTTGACGTTGGATGCCTTCATGGCGAACCCGGTCCAGTTTCCCGGCCCACCGGTGAACCACACTGATATCGGAACCTGGATCGCGCCCTGATCCGGGCGAATGAACACTAGCGGCGGGTCCTGGCTTGTGATTGCTCTGGCAAACACCCCCGACGCATTGGTAGTCCCCGAATACGACCCCTTAGTGAGCATGCAAAGTCTGGGGGCCTCGGCGTCAATCTGAACAAATGCATTGTCGTTGATGCTCTGAAAACCAAAACTCATGTCGAGTACCTTATCGCGTAGGCCTTGGCGGCAACCGTTGAGCCGATAGTGGAAGCACTTGATGATGGGTTTTTGCGTCTGACAACCACCTGTCCCACCGCCGTCGTGACGAACGGATAGGACTTTTGGTTCCCGCTCCCGTCGGTTTCGGATGACTGCACATCCTGTGCTCTTGTCGGAATGATCATGAACACGCAGTTGGCCGGGTTGAAGCCCGGAATGCTCAGCGTGTAGTCGGGCGCGACGCCACTGAAGTCGATCACGCCCTGCCAGATAACTTGGTAAGTGAAGCTGTTGGTGTCCATGGATAGGCCACCGCTCTCATCAAAAACACGAAGGCCAAATGAAGCCATAGTTCACCCCAGATAACCGAGCCGCACACGCAGCACATTGTTGGCGTCGTAGACCGATACGTTCAGCGCATTGATGACCAGCCGCCCCTGGCCGGGGACGATGCCGTTGATTTCAAGCGTTCCGTCTTTATTGAGAATCCAGCCTTGCTGGCCGGCGATGTAGTTGGTCGAGCTGATGTAGCTGCCGATCTTGGCGTTGGTGATGCTGCCGTCCAGAATGAACGTCGATTGCATGAACACCTGGCCACCCTGCACCGCAAACGGAACCGAGATGGCGCCGCCAGCGATGGTGTTGACGATGGCGAAGCGATCGGCGCTCACCAGGAACTGGCTTTGCAGGCCGGCGCCGGTGTTCTCGATGCCCAAGCCGACGCCGGCGGCGACGTACTGTCCGCCCGCCGTGACTTGCATTTTCACCGACCACATCGTCGACAACTTGCCGGCGGTATCGGCGTAGGCCGTCGACGTCTGCTGAATTGCCGCTGCGTTCTGCTGAATTGCTGTACCGTTTTGCCCAACTGTGACGCTGAGTTGATCGATCTTCGTGGCAGTTGCTGATTGGTTGGTGGCCACAACCTGCTCGAGCTCGGTGATGTTGGCCTCGTTCTCGCCGATCTTGACGTCGAAGGTTGTGATCCGCTGCGCCATCGCTTCGTTTTCAGAGGTGCGAACCTTTGATTCCGAAGCGATCGCCGCGGTGCTGGTCCAGCCTTTCAACGCGTCGGCCAGATCCCCTTCCCCATTGTCATCGCGCGATGATGCCCGCAACGCTTGGAAGGCCGTCGCCTGTGCAGTGACCACGCCGTCGAGCTCGGTGATATCGGCGGTGTTGAAAGCCACTTGTTGCGCCAGCCCATTCGCCGTCTCGATCAACCCCCCGACATCCAGCCAGTAAGTGGCATTCGGCGGCGGCGTGTTGATTGGCACCTGGACTTTGGCCTGGAATATCCGGCCATCCTCAACCACCATCTGGTCTTTCTCGTAAATCACGTCCGGCTTGTAGCCGGCCAAACCGTCGAGCGCATCGATCTGCGCCTGAAGCCCAGGGATCTGGTTTATCTTGTCGACGATGTCCTGACCTAGCTCCGTCTCGCCAATCTCGCCAGCGATCATTTCCAAGACGGCCGAGGAGTCAGAGCTGGACTGTCCCTGCACCCCCATACCAATCGGGTACCACGGACCGATGTTGCCGATCCGATCCACCAGGCGCCCCCAGAAATAGAACGTCACACCAGCACGTAAACCCAGCATCGAGAAATCGCTTTGCGGGTACGACAGGTCGGTCAGCTTGGTCGCGGCTTCCAGGCTGGTCGTCGGGCCGTACCAGACTTCCGTCCGCTGGGTGTCCTCGGCACCAGCCGGGAAGCCCCACTTCAAGTAGATGCCGAACAGCAGCGGCGTGGCCGTCAGGTAGCTGAGCGCAGGCGGCAAGCCTTCCTTCCCCTTGAGGTTGGTCAAGATCGAACTGCGCCAGACCGACGAGATGTCGAAAGAACTGACCGCGCGAACACGGGCCAAATAAGCCCCAGCGTAGATCCCGACCACATCGACGCCGGTCGCACCGGTGCGCGGCAGCTTGATCCAGTTGCCGCTGTCCTTGCGCCACTCCACGTCGTAGCCGACTGCGCCGTTCACCGCAGGCCAGGTGATGGTCATGGTGGCCACGGCGATGCCCTGGGACACAACCGAGTTTGACGTAACGGTGACGCTGGCCGGCGCAGGAACGACGGTGATGGGAATCACACTGATCGGCCGCTCTTCCAGCCGCGCACCTGTGTCGATGTGAGCGAACTTGCTCGGGTCGTACTGGACGGCCGAGATCTCGAATACGCCCGGTTCCGGGCGCGATACGCTGGTCACGCGGTACAGCGGCACCGCCAAGTCGTCAGCATCAAGCGCCCAGACAAGTTCGTGTTCCGGAACAGCAGAGTAAGCAACCGTCACGGTCACCACGCGCCCCGCTACGGACTGCACGGTACGGCCCTCGCACTTGCCGTTGGGCAGGTTCAGGATCAACCGGTCCCCTGCCTTGGCCTGGGTGTCGCGGTCGAGGGTGATCGAGCGCCCAGCGACCGCCGAAATACGCCCGCCAATCGCTCGGCCGGCCAACAGTTCATCAGCCACCGGAATGACGTAGCCAGGCAACGGGATACGACCATCGAGGCCAACACGGAAGTTGATCCCGCGATCTTTCGAGTTGGTCAGCAGTGCCCATTTACCCCGGCGCTGCGCTTCCGATTCGCGGGTACAGCCGATTGCACTGATCTCCAAAGGGTTATCGCCGTAGCGCCGCTGAAGCTTGGCATCGGTCACCGCGGTGACGTCGGTGTCGTAGTTGTTGGCCGGGTTGTCGTAGCTGATCAGGGCTCGGCTGTAGCGAGTGCGCTCCGATGCGCTCGAGTAAGTGAACTTGCCATCGATGACGTTTGCCCGGGTGTAGGCGAAGTCGAAGTCGGTGGCGCGCGGCATGTCGGAAAGCGTGAAGACTTGGCCTTGAGCCCAGTAGGTCATGCCCCGATAGATCGCCGAGATATCGCGCAGTAGCGCCCATGCATCGGCCTTGCCCTGAAGGTTCAGGTTGCAGATGAAGCGCGGCTCTTGGCCGCCTTTACCATCCGGCACCAGCTGATCACAGTACTGGGCGATTCGGTAAAGCTCCCATTTATCGACCTGCCACGGCTTGATGCGGCGGCCCAAGCCGAAACGGTCATTCACCGTAACGCCGTAGGTGATCCACGCCGGATTATCGGTCCAGGCCTCCTTGAGAGTGCCGTCCCAAATCCCGGTATAGCTTCGAGTTTCCGGATTGTAGTTGCTCGGCACCAGCCACTTACGGGCCTGGCAGTCGATGGTCACCGCCGGAATGTTGCGAAACTGCTCGGCCGAGAACTCGATGTAGAGCAGCGCTGTGTTCGGATAGCGCAACTTGGCGTCGATGACTTCGGTGAAGCCAGCGATCTGCATGGTGTCGGCGATTTTGTTGTTGTTCTGGTTCGCCGTAATGCGGGTGACGCGGATCAGCCAGCCACTGGTAGCTGCGGGCAGATCAATGCGCCGGGTTCGCTCATAGGTGCTGGTGGTTTTACCGTCGACGGCTTCGCTCAGCACCTGCTGATAGGCGCCGCCATCGGTGGCCAGCTCAACCTTGTATTCAATCCGGTAGCCATTCACGTTGCCGCTGGCATCAACCGATTGCAGCGCCGGCCAGGCGAAGCGCAGGCGCACTGCTGACAGTTCGGTATTGCTAATCGCTCGAACCCACGGCGTGCCGCTGCGCAATTCGATACCCAGAGAGGTTTCGTTCTCGATGGACGGGATACCCTGGATGTAACTCTGCTCGACCGAACCGCTGCGGAACTCCCACTTAACGTTCGGAAAATTCATGTTGCCTTGGGGATCTTGCAAGGGCGTGTTGTCGAGGAAGATGTCTTGCGCGGTCGGGTTGCCGGCGAACTCACCCTCCCCGATCGCAATCAGGATCTTGGCCACGGCCACCGAGCGCAAGCTGTCCGGCGCCTCGGTCGGCGTCTTCGGTTTGTCCGATCCGCCCTTGGCGCCAAAGACGTCAATTTTCTCTGCTGCGCCCATGCTTTTCTCCAGGCAATAAAAAGCCGCCTCATGGGCGGCTGTGTTGTTCAGCGATTTGGCTACATCTGGTCTTCTGCGTAGATCGCGGCACTGATGATCGCGCCGCCCCACCGGCGCTTGCCGATGCAGAGCGGTACCGGGTTACCGGACGCTGTCGTGTTCTTCGCACTGCCGAAGGCATAGCCCGGGGTGTTCTCGGGGGCTGCGCTCGTCTTCAATCCTTTGGCTTGCGGACTGAGCATTTGAATGACTCCACCAATAGCCATCGAAGCGCCCATCGTAATCAATGCCGAGCCGAACGGAGCACCCGCGCCAAATGTGCCCCCGGTGATGACTAGGCCGACCACGATTAACACCGCACCAATAATCGTCTGAAGCCCGCCAGCCTTCTTGCTGCCGGTGATGATCGGAGCGATGCGGATATCACCGTCTCCGCTGAAGCTCAGTTCTTGCTCCCCAATATTCGTTTTGCCGCGAAAAACGGCAAACTCCATGCCTCTCGATTTTGCGTTGGAAAGAAACCGCTCAAACCCCGGAATTTGCACACACAGGGCCTTGATGGCTTCAGCCGGCGATCGGACGGAAAGTCGGAACGACCGACCAAACTGCCGAAGTTGGCCATATAGCTTGATCGTGGTCATGGGTTGGTAATTGATCGCCAGCGCGCTCATGCTTTTCTCCAAGCAACAAAAAACCCGCCGAAGCGGGCTTTGAAATAGGTTTCGTCTACAGGCAACTTTGCAGGGCGGTCAGTCTTTTTGCGGATATCCAGTTGTTCAGCACAGCGTAGTACTTGGCTACCGCGCCGGACGCGCCTGGTTGGATGTCGGCGAAATACTCGGAGCCTGCAGTGAATACGGTGTACCCACCATCCCGGCCAGGCTGGAGCGTGGCTTCAGGCGTAACCCCGAACAGAGACTGATTCTGCCATTCGTACTGGACGCACTGAGCCAGCGCTTTGTCAGATTTTTTCGAATACAGAATCTTGTCTGGCCCTTCCTGACGCGCTTCGTTCATCGTCGGCGCCATGCACCCCGCCAGCAGCATTACAGCCACAGCCCCTATCAAAATCCGCATGATTCTTCCTCGTCCTGAAAGCGCCGACTGTATCACCGAGCGCCACTATGTCGAAGGATCAGCCTTGCGCGGTCCATCCACGGCCCGCCGAAGATGATGATCTCGCTCGGCCGGCCGTACAGGTGGTGCAGCAGAAAAGGCCCGGGGCCGAAGGTGTCAGCCTCTTCGCCAGGGAGTTGCGGGTCGGCACCAAGGTATATCCCGGCGTGGTTCGGATGAGCTGTGCGGCCCACTGTCATGACAATCATGTCGCCGCGCTGCGGCCGGTCAACTCGCATGAAGCCGGCGGCATCGTAGTTAGATTCGTACAGGCTTTCCGCTTCGGCACTCTCCCACCAACCCTCCACCCGCTTGAACGCTTCAAACTCCAACCCCCACTCACGGCTGTACCAGTCTGCACAGACCTGCCAGCAGTCCCAGGCGCCATGCACGAAGGGACGGTTTAGCAACGGCGTGTGGCCGGTCGGGGTAATGCTGCGCAGGTCGCCTTCCGGCCAGCTCAGGATGTGCCAGGGCAGTGCCGTGGCCTCGCACATAGCGAGGTCATGCGGTGATGGTCTACTGGTTGCATCCGGGTGCGTGTGGAAGATGCCGATCACCTCGCCAGCGTCTTCCGCCGCAGCGTAATCCTCCGGATCGATTCGAAACTCCTCGGTCGGCTCCGTGGCGATGTTCCGGCACGGGTAATACTTCTGCTTTCTACCGATCGCCAACAGCAGCCCACAGGCCTCCCTTGGATACTGCGCCGCCGCGTGCGCTGCCATTGCGCTCAAGATATGCTTGCGCATGGTCAGCTCCGTGCGATCAGGGACACCGCGGGGAATCCGCCGTGAGGAAGTTGGTTGTTCTGACCGAAACGCAACTTGCAGGACTTGAGCCCGCCTTTGCATTCATCCTTCGCGGGATCATCAGTGGGGTTGTCATCGTCGTCGAACATCGCACCGCCCGTGTACTGGCAGTCGGGCCCCCGGTAGCCGCCAGTCATCGCCCAATGACAAAACGTTGTCATCTGGCGCCCTGGCAAACCATGGTTATCAATCTCGCCTGGCGATGAAAGCTCCCACTGCACGACCTCGCCGTCCTCGCCAGTCTTCTGGTCGATGTACCAGATTTCCAGCGCCTCTTGGGTAGGGTCGGCAGTTGGATTGCCCCCGGGGAAGTTCACGGCGTCCAAATACTGCGCCATGGTCTCGCGCACGGTGAGAGTGAACTTTGCGAGGTCATCAAAAGCCAAGCACAGCGCCGTGATTCGCCCATTCACGTTGCCGGCCATGAACGTCGGCCGGGTAGCGCTTCCGTTACTGTCGGCGCCGATCCCCTCAATCTGTACCGGCCAGGCCGCGTACTCGTTACCCTGCCACCAAATCGATTTCGCCGGCAACTCTTCGACCGAACCCTCGTAGGCCAACAGTTCATCGGGCGTGTGCGGAATCGCGTGGGCATGGAAGCGCAGAAAGTCTGCACCGTATTCCGTCCCGTCGATTTCGAACAGACGAATCTCGCCGCCGGGCTCCAGTTTCTGGATGTCCGTAATCAAAGCCATGCGGCGCTACCTCAGGGGTGAAAGGTTTGTTCGAAGGTGGCGGTCAGGGTGTAAACCGATCCGCCTTTGTTGGCCGGCTGATAGCCGGTGCATTTGTATAAACCGAGCTCACCGAGCGGCGGCGTCCAAAGGAATGCTTTCGCACCCTGGTGGCGATCGAGGAAGGCGATGACTTCCTTGATCCGCGCGGCGTTCCCGGTGTGGCTGATTGGCCAGGATTGCGTTTTGTTGTTGATGCCATCCGAAACCGACTGGCTGTAGCCGTCCCCGAATTGTTTACTGCGAACGCGCTGCTTGATGTCGCCCGTCGCTCCCTTTTCCGTCTGCCAAGTGAATCGCTCAATTGCCATGGATCACCCCTTGATGGCTCGGTTGATTTTTCCGCCCTGTCTCAGGTCCTGACTCACGAGCTTCTGGTAACGCTGATCAACGAAGTCGGCCAAGTCCTTGCCGAACTGGTCATACGCGGGATCGTCAGTCGTTGAGCTGGTCGTACCATCGCTGGCAATCGACACTTGCACACTAATGGCTGTGCCTCCAGAGCCGCCAAGCGCCCGAACCCCAAGCTGTCCACCTGCGGTACGCGTCAGCGGCATGATCGCTTCAGGCCCGGCCTCGCCCATCAATCCAGCGCCTTTAGCGAACGGAAAAAACGTCGGCGAACTGACCACGCTGTTCGAGTAAGCGCTGAGCCCGGGCGTATCAAAGACATTGCCCTTGGCGCTTGCTACTGGCGTGAAGCCCGACAGGTCGCCCGAGTATCCGGCCTGGGTCGATCCGGCTGAGCCCGTGCCGCCACCGGCGTACGAGGCTGCTGCCGAAGTGGCCAGACCGAATAGCCCGCTGAGTGCCGCAGAACTTGCCTGTCGAGTAGCAATCCGCGCCATGTCGGCCAAGATCGACTTCGCGAAATCACCGAACGACGCCTTCCCAGTCATGGCGAAGTTGACGATCGCGTCTTCCATCGAACTGAACGCGTTGCTGAACAGGCTTTTAGTCTGTCCGGCAACATCACGCGCAGACTCAAGGTAGTTCTGCCACGCCGACGATGCGCCCGCGCTCCAGTCACCCTGAGCCGCGGTCATCTCGTCGTAGTTGGATTGCACCGTGTCATGCAGATCCTGCTGGGTGGTTTTCAGTGCAGCCAGCTTCTGGGTGTACTCGTCGAGGCTCATACCGCGCGAGCCATCACCGTACTGATTTGCCAGCTCAAGGCTCTGCTGATTGAAGCGGTCATCGATACCGTTCTGCTGATCCGTCAGCCCCCGCTGGCGGTCACCCTGACCAAGGCCGGAAGCCGCACGCAACCCCTGCTGCCGAAGTGTCTCGACCTGCTGCCGCAGTGCGCTGGTGTACGTGTTGACGGCCAAGGTCTGCTTGCGCAGGCGGCCTTCTTCGTTCGTGGCAATGACCGACAGTTCGCTGTCGCTATCCTGCTGCGCCTTGACCATGGCGCTGCGGGCATCGGCAATCTTCTGATCAATCTGGATGACCTGCGCTGCAGTCGTGCCCTTTTTGGCCTTGGCCGCTTCGAGTGCATCGATTTCCGACTGGTAACTCTGGGCAACCTCTTCCGACTGTTGCTTCAGCAGGCTGACGCGCTGCTCGGTATAGCTGGACTGAGATATCACCCCGGCGCGCTGCGAGGCCTCGAGTTCTTTGTCTGCGTTTTTGTAGTAGGCCAGGGTCTCGGCCAGTGCGTTCTTCGCGTTGTTGAAGCCGGTGGTGTCGACGCTACCAGCGGCGGCCTTCGGATCCTTGAACTTGTCGTTGATGTTCGCCAGGTTCTTGTCAACGACTGACTGATCAAGACGCTTGTCCTTGGGGTCAGCCTTACGGATATCGTCGAGTTGTCGGCGATATTCCTTCAGCGCATCTGCGCGCTTTTGCTCATTCGTCCAAGAAGACTTTGTCAGAGCATCAACTTTCGCCATCGCGACAACTGCGCTTTGCTGTGCCTTTGCCTGCTCACCGTCGTATTTGGCAATGTCGGCCGCCGCGGCCCTCTGATCCTCCAGCATGTTGAGCTGGTTGCTGTAGACCTCAACCATCTCTTTCTGGTTTTGGAACAAGCCGACATCGCCGGATTGGGCCGATGCGAGATTGCGCCGGGCCTGCTCTATATCAGCATCGATATCTGGCCGGCCGATGTTCTTCAGGCCATCCGCAGCCCGGGCGACAGCGTTATAGCCCTTCTCCCAAAAGCTCAGGTTTTCGAGGATCTTAGGCGTGCGCTCGTTGATGGCGTCGGCGTATTGCTCGGTCGCCAGCTTCACAGCGCCCGTATGGTCGCCCTGCTCTTCCAAGGCGGCGATCTGCGAGTAAACAGAGGCAGTCAGATAGTGGTATTGCTCGTTCAGCGCGGCAGATGCCTTGACCGGATCGTCAGCCAGCTTCGAAAACTCAGCAACAGTTTCGCTGACAGCCTTGCCCGTCGCTTCCTGCATGGAAACGGCGGCCTGGGTAATGCTGGCGAAGCTCTCGCCCGCGATCTTGCCGTTGCCAGCCAGCAGCGCGAGAACAGCAGCAGCTTGGCCCGTGGTGCCCACGGTCGCGCTGACCTGCCGCGCCATTTCGCCCAATTGCTCGGAGCTCACGCCAGCGGAGTTGCCGGTGAGGACCAGGCCCTTGTTGTACGCATCCTGCTCTTCGCTGCCCTTGTAGTAGGCAACAGCCAGAGCGCCGACGGCGGCAGTGGCCAAGGCGATCGGGGCAAGGATGGCAAGCAGGCCGGCAGCAGAAGCCCCAGCCCCCGCGCCCAGTTGAGCCACGGCACGCACACCGCTACCCCAGTCGCCCGAAGACAGCGCATTGCCGAGCTGTACGACGTTTTCCTGCGCCTGGCGGGTGCCGAGCTTCAGCCGGTCAAATCCTGTAGCAGTTTTCTCCAGCGCCGCATAGTTGCCGTCGATCTTGCCCAGGGCCGAGTTGTACTGGTCCTGGCTGATCCGGCCTGCATCAAGGTGCTTGCCCAGCTGCTCGACCTGGGTGTCCAGCTTGCCCATGGCCGCGCGAGCAGGGTCAATTGCGCCGAGAAGGCTGTTCAAAGCCTTCTGCTCATCCAGCGTGGACTTGGCCAGGGCCACCTGCTGCTTATCGAGCTGCGCGGCGATCTTGGTGAACTCGGCCTCGCCATATGCGCCGGTCTTGGTGAGTTTCGCCAGACTCTCGCGCTGCTTGGCCAGTTCCTGCGTGGTGGTCGCGCCTTTCGACAACGACTTTTCCAGCACCTCCATCTCTTTCATCAGGCCGACGGCGGATTGCTCTGCTCGCTCGCCGGACTTTGTCAGCTTGTCGAGATCGGTCGCAGCCTGGGCAGCATCAGCGGAGTCGACCTTGATGCCGAGTTCTGCAATGTTCATCGACTCACCTTGAATAAGTGCCCGTCTTCACGGGCTGTTGTCGCGGGCTTGGGCCATGACCGCAATGGCTTCCGATTCCATTACGCGGATGTCCTGGAACACTCGGGGGCGATCCTTCGCAGGGACGCCGACGAGCTTCATCACATCGGGTAATACGCCGTAATCAAGTCCGGTTGCGCCGCATGCACCCGTACGCCACTGGGTCCCCATCGAATCCATGACGAGGAAGGCCTTCCAATTGTCTGGCCAGACTTCGAAGGTTTCGTCGTAGTCCTCTGGCGAGAAGCCGAACAAGGCCATCTGTTCGGCTGAGCCATCGGACTCGTACAACGCGCGGGCAGCGGCGGTCAGTTTCCCAAGCGTGCCTTGCCGAAGGCTTCGCTGTAGGCCTTCACCACGGAATCTGAAACACCGACGCAGCTCTTCACCAGAGCAGTGATCGACTCATCGGTGAGCTTGTCGCCAAAGCCCCACGACACGACCAGATCCTTGATCTGATCGACTCCCTGCTCAACCTCGGCTGCGGTTATCTCCACAATGGTTGGTTTCGTGCCCTTGAAGCGTTCGCCAATGGCATCCGCTTTTTCCTTCCACGAGTCGAACAGTTCAGCCAGCGCCGTACGGTCGCGATACTTGAAGGTGAACGGCACCATGGCGGGCTTGTCGCCAACTTGCGGGATGGCCACGTCGACAGTGAACGTCGGCTTTGGCGCGATGGAAAACTTTGCCATGGAAACCCCTTAGGCGTTGTAGCGAGTTGGGCGGGAGGCGAACGACAGAGTGATGGTCCGCGTCATGATGTTGTTGCGACTCAGCGTCGGGGTCGCGGTGATCGACACGTACGCGTAGTAGTAAATGGTCGCGCCGCCTGGGAGGTTCGCGCGCACCAGACGCGGCTCCTTGTCTTCGTCCGCAGCCTCGACAATCGCGACGTACGCTTGAGCCGGATCATCAGCAACCGGCAACGTCATGCTGCTGGCCGACTTGGTGGTGGGCAGTTGACGGTCATCATCGTCTTCGAGGAAGCCGTAGGTGAGGAATTGCTGTTCGCCGCCGTTGGCAGCTGGCTCAGTGATTTGCGCGATCTGCGTCCAGCCAGAAGCGGCACGGACAGAGCCCGCACCAGAACCGGCCGGGTAGTTCTTCACGCTGGTGGTATCTACGCCTTCAGCCGCGAACTCGCCGATTTCGGAGTCGATGACGCGAGCCGGTCGACCGTTCAGCTTCGCCCAGGCGGAATCAATTACGATCACGTCGCCATCGGCCAGGCCGTGGGCGGCAGCGGTCAGCACTGCCGGTTTGGCGTTACTGATAGCAGTGAACGCTTTGGCAGTACTCAGGATGGCCGCGATCTCGAACGTGGTGCCGTTGGGAATCTTGACACTCATGGGTTTTCCTCTTTTCAGAAATGACAAAACCCGCTCAATGGCGGGTTCTGGGTTTGCCCAACGGGCTAATTCAGTTGGTGTCGGCTCGGTACAAGAACGAGACCGGCACCGTATAGGTGGTGTCGTCTGGAATTCCGGGGCCGGGATCGACCGGCGTCATCGTCACAACGGTCAATGCGCCTTTCGTGTTCCGCTCGTACTGAGGGAACAGCGCTGCGATCTGATCAGCGATCACACCCGCTGCACCGCGATACTTGCCCGATGGCGTCACGATGCTGACCTGAAAAACGCCGGTGTACAGCTTGTGGTCACCACCAAGCGTGTTGCTCGCGGTGTCCGCTGGCAGCGTGAATGCTTTCAGATAGGTCACGCCGTTCGCAGGCGTATACGCTTCATTCTCGACGACGACCTTCAGCGGCACCGGTAATGCTTTCGCCCAGTTGATCAGCTTGGCCTCGTAGATCGAGGCGATGATGTTGTGGGACATCAGGCCTCCTCATAGGTCAGCGACGGGGATATCACTTGCAGACCTTTCCGCGCACCACATGCTTTGCACTGATGTGGGTAAATGGTCGGCCGGGCATTCCAAACCACGGCACCCTCTTCCTGTGTCAGTCGCCCGCCACAGGCACACAGCGCGTATCGCATCACCGGTCGGACCGGAATGTCTTCGAATTTCATATCTGGTTGTTCCTGATGGCCTCCTGCACGATCTGCTGGAAGCGGGCCACGGTGATGCGGACCATGCCGCCGGGTGCCTGGGTCGAATGCCCGAACTCCAGCGGGATCGCATACGGCAGGTTGTTGATGAGGTAGGCAGTCTGTCCGGCGGTGAAGTCGCTGACAGCCGAAACCAATGCGGCGATTGTTGCTTGCCCGCCTGGATCAACCTCGTCAAAGGTCACGTTCTCCACTACATCGATCGAGAGGTGCCAATTCGCTCGGAACCGCCCGCCGACGTAGCCTTCAGGGGCAACGATATCCATGCCGTCGTTCAGCTTGCGCCCAGGTTTAAGTCGACCCGCCTTCGTCAGGTTGGCCGGATCGCTGCGCAAATCGCTGTTGTGATCGTCCACTGCCTTGTTGTACTGCCGGGCCACCGTGTTCTGCGCCCAGATCTCGGGATTCCCCACCGGCGACATCCGGATAACGCTGCTTCCAACCTCGATGATGATCTCGCGCAGACTGGCGTCGATGGCTTGCGTGGCTTGAGCCGCGAACTCGGCAAGGCTCAGCGCAAAGCTGCCCGATTGGCCGGCGCCAGCGCGGCTCATGAGCGCACCTGCAATTCGTACAGGATCGGTGTGCCGGCCGGGTTGATCTCCTTCAGCGGTGGGACAATTGACCAGGTGCGCCCCTGAACGACGACCTTGTTTAGCAGGTCCGGCACCCATTCAAGCCCCCGCGCGGCGATCTTGAGCTTCTTGTCGCCCTGCTTGATGAGGCCGTTGTTCTGGAATTCTTGGCCAGTGAAGTCGAGCAGGATGCCTTGGGCGATCTGCTCGGTGATGGTGTCAGGCGGTGCGCTACCGGTGTCGGGTTCGTACTCGCCGACGGTGATTGCCCGGATGGTCACGGGCAGACCGAACTCTGTGATCATCTCCAGCGCCATCACGGCCATTTCATCGTAGAAGGCCATGGGGGCTCCGTTTTAGCTATGCGCGGACGGCGAACAGGCCCCGCTTCTGTAGGTAGTCAGCGAACTGCGTGGCGCTCGGGCGATCCGGCGCCGCGGGCAACAGTCGGCCGCTGGTGTTGGAAATCGTCGCGTACTCGCGAGTGACCGCGCCTTCGACTCGCTCCAGGGTGATTGCGCCTTTGCGCTTATCCACCGGATCGATATCGTCCTGATGAATCTCGGCAGCCAAGGCCATCTGCCCATATTGGATGCGAGCCGGCAGGTAGTTGTCGGGCTTGATCTGACAATCCAGTTCAACCCCTCGCCTCGGCCAGGCCAATGCCTGATCACTGTTCGTCTTGCGGCCCTTCCAGGTCATGCCATCCATCGCCAAGGCGGACCGGCGAAGCAGTGCTTCTTGCGCTGGCTCGTCCGCAGGGATGGTCACGCCGAACTTGCCGGCGTACATGACCAAGTCCGCGGTGCTCGCGTAGCTTTCGGAGTCTGGCTTGCCGGTACCGTTCTCGATGATGAGTGTCATGGATCAACTCGCTGAATTGAGTTTTGAATGATTGGCCACCGGATTGCCGGTAGCCGCAGTATCACGCCTTGGGCAGGTCGGCGACGAGCTTTTCCAAGGACTCTTTCGAGGCATTGGCCCGGTAGGTCACACCAGCAGAATCGAGTTTAGCCTTCAGGTCTTCAACTTCCACGCCTTCGCCCGCCTTCAACTCAGCGAGTTCATTGCGCAGCGTCTCATTTTCCGTTGCGAGATCATCGCGCGCACCGGCCAGATCGACCATCTGAAGGCGGATGCCGTCGAGCGCCTGAAACAGGCGGATTGCGAGCTCGCCGGCTTCCGGCTTTTCAACCTCACCAACGTCAAGCCCATCAATGACAGCGCGGACCATATCGCTTTCGATGCGCAGTTTGCCGATCAGCTCTTCAAGTTCAGCCTGCTTATTACCAGTACCAACAACCAGCACAAGGCGCGGCTCCGCCTCCTTCAGCGTCACTTCGACGCCGACATTCTCGTAGGCATCAACCACGTTTGGCCAGTCGCCAACCACCAGCACGTTGGTCACGCCGGCTTCTGGTCGTTCGAAGTGCTCTGGGTTTCGGTAGCGCTTTTGCGGATCAAAATCCGACTTCTGAGCGGAGTAGATGAGTTCCATGAATATCTCCAGGGCGACCACTGATGGTCGCCCGTTACGAGTAAGCCGATTAAGGAGCAGACAGGTCGATCAGGACGCCGGCAGTAACCTTGTCGCTGGTCGCGTATTTGGTCCAGTTGGCACCTGCACCGATTGCAGCCAGGTTCGGGTTAACACCACCGGTGGAGTCCTTCCAGCTGTACCCCAGCAGGTCCAGGTTGAAAGTGCCTTCGGCACGGAACCCCATCGCCAAGTTTTCCTGGTTGTCGATGTTGTACGAACGGAAGCCCGGAGCCTGGGACTCAGTGATTTTGATCGCACCCGCCTGCAGGCCGAAAATGGTTTCAGCAGGGATGGTGTCCGATACCAGGACCGGCTTGCCCATGGTGCCCGGCTGGCCGCCGTAGATGACCACGCCAGCTTCTTCGTAGACCTTCTCGGTGATGGCCTGATCGACCATGTCGAAGTAGGTCGCCGAGTCCATGGTCCACAGTGCGATGCGGCCGAAACGGTCACCGAACTTGCGCATGCCCTTGGTCAGCGCCTTCTTGCCGTCGGTGGCAAAGCTGGCGGTAGCGACCATGTTAGCGTTCGCGCCGATGGCGGCTTTCAGAGCGGCCATTGCGTACTGAATATAGCCTTCCAGCACTGCGTCGGCGTAATCCATGCCGACCAGTTCGGAAAACTCTTCTGGCGAGCGTGCACGGCGTTTGAAGGCCTCTTCAGTGGTTTCGTAAGGACCGTATTTGAACGGAACCTTCACACCGACCATTTCACCGGAGCCAATCTTCTGGCCGGTAACAGCTGCGACCGAGTTGACATCACGGTGAGCGATGGCGCCGCCGAGCTTGTAGAAAGCACGCTTGCGCAGATCGCCCTCGATCAGTTCGTTATCCAGAATCAACGCGCCATTGGAAGATGCGTTGAACACGTCGATCACGTCCTGGATACGCTCCAGATAGGCGGTTTGGGCAAGGTCGTTGTAAACGATCATGTCCGAGTTGACGGTAGTCGCCATGGGTTACTCCATTATTTAGGCAATTTCAGGTACGCGTCCTGGCCGTTAGCGGTGATGAACTCACGCTTAGCCACGGACGTCATTTCAGAGCGTTTCAAAGCGGCCCCACCGCCATTTCCAGCACCCCCGGCCCCGCCGCCAGATGCTTTGCTACCCGCGATCAACGGCGCGAACGCCGTGTTGTTTGCAAATTCTGCTTTCAGCTCGTCCAGCGAGGATGCGGAGAGCTTGCCCTGCTTATCGAGCACGACCACAACAGGTTTCCCGTCCCGCTGCTCGACACTCAGACGGCGCTCAATGTGGGGCAATAAGGCTTCTGCGCTACCCGGGATTGCCAGGGCAGACGCGATATCAGTCGCGGTACGACCGACAGTCAGATCCCGGATCTGAGTGCTCAGCGTTCCACGCTCCTGCTCCAGCATGCCGTTCAGCTCCGCTTCGCGGCGGGTGTACTTTTCGGACCAGGACTTTTCGAGCTCTTCGACGTTGCCGGACTTGCGAGCAGCTTCTTCGCGCTCCAGTCGAGCCTGATCCTCGGCATCCTTGCGAGCCTTCTCGGCTGCCTTCTTCTCGCCGAGCAATTCTTCAACCTTCGACTTCAAACCCGAAACGTCTTCGGGTTGTGGCAGACCTTCAATGCCGAGCACGAACTTGCCGTCCTTCTCGGTGTAAAGAGCGCGCACGGATTCATCGACACCATCAAGGCTGTCCAGTTGGAATTTCAGCATTTGTTGTCTCCCAGAGACGTTGGTGCAGGCCCGGCCTGCGAATCGAATTTCTAACCATGGTTTCGGCGTGCACTTCGCGCCGGCTTTGGTAGGCTCTGTTTACCCATCACCCGGAGTGCATCAATTGGAATTCGCAACTATCGCTTTTGTTATCGCTTGCTATTTCTTGCCAGGCATTGTGGCGGCGTATCGGAATCACCACTCTGCTGCGGCAATCATGTGGTTGAACTTGTTTTTGGGCTGGACCCTCTTGGGTTGGGTCGGCGCGCTGGTGTGGGCGTTTGCTGCGGTGAACAAACCGTCAGAAGCGCCGAGCAAGCATGTGTCCACAGCCTCCCACAGCCCTGCAGATGAACTGACCAAATTCTCCGACTTGTTGGATAAGGGCCACATCACCACTGAACAATTCAATGAGCAGAAGAAGCGGATACTCGGCAGCTAAACTCCCGCCCGCTCGAACGCCAGAGGCTCAAGAGCCTTCATCTGAAGAAGGGTCAGCGGTTTGAAGTTTCGATCAAGCTGCAGCTCGGAGAATCGTTCGATGCTCAGGCCGCCTTCGCGGAACAGCTTGGCGCGGACCGGGCCGATGGCCTTGTCCTGAAACGATGCCGGCTGCTGCTTGAGCCAGTCGTAATAACTGAGGTCTGCCCTCACCTGCTGGGCACCGCCATCGCCTATGGATGCCCGCGTGGCGTCCTTGGCAAACAGAGCGCTGAAGCGAGTCACCGCCACCACAGTCGAGCGACAGTTGATGTGAATCGGCGGCCGCGGCCCTTCAGTCAACTTGAAGCGCTGCTTGTCGAGCGATCGGCACTGGCTGGTCGTCTTCGTATCCAGGGTGCTGACCCATTCCACCGCCTGCACGACGTCGGAGTTCTCTTTCAGCGTCTCCATGCGTGCTTGGGTGGCAACGTGCTGCACTGCCGTCCGCACTACGGCGCCGACGTTGCGGTTGGTCGTGGCCAGGATGCCGTCGTTGTACTGGAGCGCCTTGGTACCGCGAATGTTCTTGATGATCTGGAAGTTGGTTTGGCCTTCGAAGAAGCCCTGCCGGATCGCGCCTGTGAGGCGTTGTCGCTCGGTGGTGGTGAAGCCATCGATAAACGTCTTGAGCAGCTTGCCGCCATCCGCACCGCGCACGCTGAGCGGGTTGCCGAGGATTGCCGTCCTGATTGCAGCAGCACCTGGTACCGCCGCATCAAACGAGACGCCGACTGGCGCCGCCCGGGTCAGGCTGGTCGCTTCGAACTCGGCCTCGTAGTTCGCAATGTCGATCAGGTCGAGGTTCAGCTTCTCGCTGTAGCGGTCGAATATGCCCAGCAGCAGGCTATCAACCTCACTCAGCAGCCGCTCAAGCCGTGCGACGGTGTAATCCGTCAGGTCGGTCCGGGTCAGCCGCTCCCGGATCGAGCGGTCGATCTCCTTGAGGAAAGGCCCGAACGTCGCGACCTCCCCCGACTTCAGTTGCTCGAGGAAAACCGCGTGCCGAATCGTGGCATCAAGGATCGCTTGGTTTGCCGCCATTAGGGATTACCTCGTCGTCATCCAGATCAGGCCCGGGATTCTCGGTTTCCAGTTCGTCACGAATTTGGTCGTCGGTCTTTTCGGGATCGATCACCCCACGATCGCGCAGGTACTGCCAGAAGTCGCCCGCCGGCAATTTGCCGCCCTGCACTGCGTTGAACAGTGCGGATAGGATCGTCGCGTCCAGGGTGATCTGACTGAAGTCCTGATTGAGCTTGTAGAGGGTTTCACCTGGAGCGTTCACGAACTCTGCCATCCAGACCAGGCACTGGCTGTAGGCTTCGCTGACGTTGCTGACAACCAGAGAGAGAACGCTGTGTTCTGCGGCGCTGTCGTTGTCGGCCTGAGTTGCGGTCTTCACCGCGCTGCCCCGCTCGATAAGCCGGGCGCCGAGCGACACCATGTCCTCTTTCTTGCTGTCCATGGCCTCTTTGGCGACGGTGTTGGGCTGAGCCTGCCAGACGCCGCACGTGCCACTGACCGGAAGCAGCCAAGGCGCACGGGAGCCCAGGAAAATGCCGCCCTTCTCCATGTGGTCGCGCCACTGCTCATCGAGTCCCGCCATCCACGGTTGAGGCTGGCCCACCAGATAGGCCGCCTCTTCGTAGTCCGCGCTGTTTCGGTAATGGCCGATGTTCACTTCGGCCATGTCGTACAGCGGCGAGTCGTCGATGCTGGTGTCGTTGTTCTCGCTGCCCAGGAACTGAAACGGGATCACCCGCCACGGCTGACCAAGGCCATTCAGCGGAGTGAAGGGCGCGATGATCAGTGTCGTCTGGCTGGAACTCTCTTCCCACACCTCCTGCGTGTAGACGCCGGCGGCATCCAGGCGCAGCACTCGGAATTGAACGACCTGCTCGCTACCGAAACCATCATCCGTATCTTTGTCAGCCTCTTCGCGCAGGACAACCAGGCTCAGCAGGTGCTGACCACCGACCTTGCGAGTCTTCCAGTTGATGATGGCCTCAGCTGGATAGCTGGCGACGTTCGCCCGGGCCCGACCGGCTTGTTCGTCTGCCTTGCTCACAGAGCCGGCCACAACAGCCGCGTAATCCACCAACAGCCCGTGACGGCCGACTTCGAGCAGATGCCCGATGACCGATTGCGACTGCTGGTAAATGCTCACGCCTTGCCCGTCGATGTCCTTCGACACGTAGTCGAGGGCGCCGGGAACGGTTAGCGTTGGCCAGGTGCGGAATACCGCGCCCACCAAGCTGTGCTTCGTCCGGCCCGTGGCGTTGTAGAACACCGCGCGCTTCTTGTACGCGTCGTAGCGATCCTTGTTGTCCTTGCTGGCGTCCGTGGCATTCGGTCGAGGCAGGTACTGATCACCGGCAGCCTTAATGGTTTCCGAGCCTTTGCAGACGTCGCGCACCAAGCGCCAGCGGTATCGTGCCGCTGTGTACTCAGGGCGAGTAAAAGTGACGTCCGTCATCGGGCGACTCCCATTTTCATTGTGGTGACCGGTTTAATGATCGGGTACTCGCGATGGATGAAGTAACCACCGCCGTCGTTGGCGTGGTCGTTGCCTTGGCTCTTATCCGGCTCACCATTGGGCGCCCAGATCTGCTGTTCGAGGCCGTCTGCATAGGTCGGGCATGTGAAGGGATTGACCAGGTAACGCCGCTCGCCCTGCGCATTACAGAACATGGCATTCATGGCGTTTATCCGGTCCTTCACTGGGGGGTTGGCCGCCGGCGCGATGACTGTGAAGCCCGCCTGTTTGAGCATGGCGATATCGGTGACACTGGCGTTGACCGACTTGCGTGAATCACCCGAGGCGTCCGGGTAGATCCGAATCTCGCAGGTCTTCTTGTAGTCGTTGCCGGTGTGCTCCCAGTAGCGTTCCTTGATGCGTCGGATCATGTCCGGCGTATCGTAGCCATCCATCAGCTCATCCACCGCGCGGGGCAGGCCCTGGACGCGCTTGACGTGCGTGATCGCCGCCATCTTGCCGACGTTGAAGTCCATGCCGATGAACAGCGGTTCGCCTGGCTGCACGGTGTCGAAGCACTGATTTAGCTTGCGGTCGTAAGCGTGGTAGATCGATCCAGACGTCAGGTTGACGAACTGGCCGTTGAGGTAAGCGCGGATCAGCTGCTCGGGGTACGACTCCATCAGCGATGGGATGTAGTCGTCGGGCAAATTGAGCTCGTTGTCGAACGTGCTGGCCTGGACCAGGCCGTACAGCGCAGCCGTCGCCGGCCGATCCCGCACCTGCTTAACGAATTGCTGGTAGACAAACTTGAAGCCTTCCGGCGTTGTGGTTACGTCTACCCCATTGCGGAGACCGTCGGCCTTGTAGCGCATCCGGGCAATAATCTTCCGCCAGGCCTGCTGCGCCTTGACTGCGCTCAGCACGTCCAACTCATCGACCAGTGCGTGACCGATCTTGAAGCCGACGATAGTCTGCGGTTTTTCCATCGACCGGCATATCACCGTGCCGCGGTATTGCCTGCCGCTGTAGACGTGGACCTCATGGTTCGACTGATTGATATCGGTGCGAAGCCCCCAGTCGTGCGCCACCTCTTCCATGGTCGGATAGAAGATGTCGCGGATCTGAGCATAAGTCGGAGCGAAGTAGCCGGCGTTGATGCGCGGCCACTCCCAAAAATGTTTGCTAATAGCCGAGCAGCCTACCCAGGTTTTACCCGAGCCGAAGCCAGCTACGAACCCTCGGAACTTGTGAGGCAGTGCCAGAAACTGCGATTGAGGGACGTTAAGGCTCGGCATTTGGGCGCCTCGCGTCTGTCACGACCACCTCGATGCGTTGCGGCGCTGGGCCTTCATCTTCGCCATTCAGTTCACGGCGCAGTTTCTCGTTGGTGAGGCGGCGCGTCTCAAGGTCTTCCTTGGTCCGCTCCAGGCTCTCAACGCGAGCAGTGAGCCGGTCGATCAATCCTGAGTAGTCGCGCACCTTGCTGGTGGTCGTCCTCTCGCCGTCTTCGAGCTTCTCCGAATCAATCTCCAGTTCATTACCGAACTCGTTCTCACGACCCAGTGCCCGCATCAGACGGATACGCGTCAGGCGCAGCTCATCGTCCACACGACCCAGCTCAATGCTGGCGAGTATGTCGTTCTCTTCGTCGGTCAGGAACTGGCTGTAGATAGAGCCAGGCTTCGCGGCGTTCTTGTTGCCCCGTTGTTCTTTGGGGCCTGAACTCTTGCCGCCATGTAGCTTGCAGCGAGAGGAACCCGGTATTGCGTGACGCTTACATGGTTCCCCGTTGCCGCGCTTGGATGCGCCGCATAGGGCCATAGTCAGCCTCATTCATGGGGTTGGTTTTCGCAGAACGATTCATTCAATGCATTCGAACGTCATTCAATGATTCATTCGATATCGAGCAGCACATCAATCAGCTTCTGCTCACCCAGGCGCATGGCGCCCAAGCACTGCAGGTCGTCGCACTTAGGCCCCAACCCGAACACAGTAACCTCGCCTTTTGGGCCGATCAGGGTTGAGGCACCAACAGTACAATCCGGATGCTCGCCGGCATCGAGATCATCAGCAATCTTGCGCAGGGTTTTGGCGGCGTCGCGCCAGTCCTCCCGCTTGAACTCCAGAACCTTGACGGTCATTCAGCTCACCATGATGTTGGTCTGCATCAGGGCGTGCCCGTGCAAGAGTGATACAACCAATCCTTGAGGGAGGCCGGCAGCCTTGGCAGCGTCAATCGCTTTGGCGATCGTGCTATCCAGTTCAGTGATCGCTTGGTTGATGGCGGGGCTCAGCGGCAGAGCGTGATGCAGACGCGTTACGTTGCTCATGGCTCGCTCCAATGTCGCGACACAATTTGCTGATTCGCGAAACGTGTCGCGGATTACCTATTCTTCTGTGCAGCCGAGTAGGCAGCCTCACACGCAAAGCCAGCTATTCGGCTTCGATCAAGCGCTTCTGCCAGGCTTCCCGCTGTTTCGTCAGCGCTTCTGCGCAGGTCGGCAAGCAGAACTGTAAGGTCGGCTCTTGCCTTGCTTCCGCTGGCAACCTCGGCAGTACAGGACTTTCGGCTGGCAACGAGGTCGGTGATTTGCTGCTGCAGGCTGCGAGCCCGGCTATCAGCAATAACAACGGCAGCCGTAACGTGTTCAGTCTTGGCTTTCGCATCGTCGGAGACTCGGTTGATGTCATCAGTGATTTGGCGTTGTAGGCGCAGCGTGTTGCCGAGCGACGTCACCCGAGCGTTGGCGGTGTCGCGCTCGGTTGCTACGAGTGCGCGATCAGCCTTCACGCTATCCAGCCGCCAGGAGAGGTAGCTGATGGATGCCAGCGCCAACAGGACGACCCACAACCACATCGGGACCATCCGAAGAAGAGTCACGGGGTCTTTCTCTCTGGTGCCTTGCCGACCTTGTCGCACGTCATGCAGTGCTCGCAGTTCAGCGTCCGGCAGAGCCATGCTTTCACCGGTTGCCAGAACGTGACCATGAAGATGTGGCGGGCGCCGGCCAGAGCCAGGGATACATGCAGCGTCAGTCCGGCGGTGGTTGGGCCGAAGAAGATGTTTTGGCACCGAACCATTACCACAAAACCGCTAATGGCGATCGTCGAGTAGATCAGCTTCCCGAGGATGCCGTCTCTCACCTTCCCGCTCAGTACGCACCAGGTGGCCCACAACGAAATCAGGCCGACCGCGATGGAGTTGATCAATTCGTAGTTCATGGTGGGTTGCCTCCCCCGAACCGCTGGCGGATGAATGCCCAGAGGTCAGCTGCTTTTATGGCCCGGGTGATAGCCGCAATCAGCGATCCGCCGAACGTACCCAGCAGGAAGCCGATACCGGCAACGCTTCGAGGCTCGACGACGCCGAGGTAGGTGCTGACCAACCCCGTCAAGTAATGAGCGCAGGCAGCACCCGAGAAAATAAAGATCACCCAGGCCCTACGGTCTACCAGGTCGTCCCGGTGCCACCAACTCGCAGTAATCGCCCCGAGCAGCCCAGCTGTGAACCATGTATCCAACCTGTCGAGCAGGCGGTAGAGAAGCTCCATGCGCTCGACTCCGTTGGCATGACTTGATTTGAATCAGCCCCAGCAGCACTCCCAGCTCAGAGCGATAGGTGTGGTGGAGCCGAAAACGAAAAAGCCCAGCACGATGGCTGGGCTTTGTGAATATCTCGATGCTGCTTAAGGTGCTTTGTCAGCTTTGGTTCCGAACACCGTGGAAACATTTTCCGCTGCATCTTTGTCATTCAATATTTTGTAGCCTGCATATAGAAGCAAAGCTGCAGCGGCGGTCGCAACCACCACCTCAACGACGGGATTATCCGTGCTCACCGGGCCAACTTTCGTAAAATGATCGACTAGACCAAGATCGCCACCGCCAATTAATTCCTTCATAGCCACCTCGAGACATGATGATGGCCAAATCATATCACTTAAAACAAAAAAGCCCGACTCATTAACCGGGCTTTCAGTGTCAATCCCTAACGCGCAAGATCGATAGGATGGGGGAATACTCTCTCACTTTCTCACTCATTGCAATGGCTATTTGCTACGCCGCGAAACTTTCGATCAGCCCCTCTGTGTCCAGCAGCTCCTGAGCAGCAGCGAGCGCTTCGTTCACCTGGTCATCCAGCGCCTTGCGGATATTCGATCGCCACCGATATCGGGTCGATTCCGGCTTGCCGTCATTGTCCCAGTTGGTGATGTCGTACCAGGTAGCGGGTAGGACCGCGGCGGACCGCTTGCCCTCTGCCCCTGCCACTTGCGGGATTGCCCAGGTCAGCACTGCGCATTCCCGGAAGCGTTGCGGTGCTGGAGACTGCGCCGTCTTGATCAGCTCAAGGATCGCCCCATGTTTGCGCTCGTCATGTGTGGAGTACTTCGCCACCAGAGCCCGCCAATGCGCAGCCGGCAGCGACTTGTGCAACCGGCCGAACACCCAGCAGTCAGTGAGGAACGCAGCCTCCTTGCCGACAATCGCCCCCTTCTGCTTTGCGCATTGCACCTTTGGCTCGAAGTCGCAGCCGCCAGCGGAGTTGATGGTCTCGGCGGCGAGCGCCCGAACAACTGCTGATACCACGTTGCGATAGGTCATGCTGCTCTCCCCTTCAGCTCTTTTGTTTTTGCCCGGTAGTCGGCGGTCATCGCCTTCAGTTCTTCGACGGTGTACTTCTTCGGCTCATGCGGGCCTTCCAGCCAGTCGACCTGCTCGGCGCCGATCCTTTTAACCAGCGCGATGCGGTAGTTCACGATGTTCCCGGAAAGCTGGGTGTTGCATGGCGAGCACTGGCGGTGGCAATTCAGCGGCTCAAAGCGAAGCGCGGGATTGCTGCCGACGGTGCGGTAATGCCCCGCGTCGTACTTGCCCTGGTGGTGCCGGCCGCAACTGATGCACGGCAACTCGGCGTCTCGCTCGCGGACCCAAGCATTGAACGCGACCTGCGTGTCCTTGAGGTGGTCGGCCCGGCTCTTCAGCTTCTCCTTGCGGACCTTGATCTCGCGGCGCTCGACATCAGCCAAAGCTTTTCGCGCTCGCACCTGATTGGCCGGTGCATGGGCAATGGCGCAAGTGATCTCCCCGCACACTGCCTGGAAGTTGCGAACCGGAGTGAATATGGCTTCGCACACTTTGCAGCGCTTCTTGCGGCGTTCGCGGGCCTGGATTCCGCCGGAGGTTAGTGGCGCGGATCGCTTCAGCTCTGTGCTCTTCATGCGTAACTCCCCAACTGATCGGCCGCTGAAAGCGCGTCAGCTTCATTCTCAAAGTGTGCGGACAGCACCAACCGCCAGCAGGCGTTGAAGACGTCGCGATAAAGCGGCTCGAAGGCGGAGTCGTCCATGTTTGCCCAACTGATCGACTTCGCCTCTTTGCGGATTCCTTCAGGCGTATGCACCAGGTGGAAGTGACCGGCCTCAATCGTCACCCACTCACGAAAGGCTTCGCGGCTCTTGTCCACGGCCGGGAAACGCTCGGCGCGAGTCACCTCAAGGCCGGAGACGTATGCCGCGACAGCGTCCGACAGCTGCCCCGGCTTGCCGCTCTGCGCTTCGAAGAACTTGGCCAAGCCCTGAATGCCGCGCATCTCCTGTCGCGGGATCAAGCCACCAACGGGCTCCCAGTAATCCCATGCCAGATCGAGCATCGAGAAGAACTTGCCGTGGAACTTGCCATTGCGCATACGGGTGAACTTGCCGTGGATGATTTGGCCTGCCTTCCACTTTTGGACGGTTTCACGGTCCGCTTCGGTGGCCGGCACCAAGCCTTGAGCGGTGCGGATAAGCGCGAGCTCAGCCATGTGACGCCCTCCCCGATTCCAATTCTTCCATCTGCTTCAGCAGCAGAGCCCGGCGATCAGCCAGCTCATTGGCCGCCTCGATCCGCATTTCGTCTTTCCTTTCAGCGGTCGCCGCTCGCATTTCCAGCATTGACTCCTTCACTGCCTTGAGCTTTTCGCGCACTGCCGGCGTCGGCCGCGCCACCTCACCAGTGATCAGCCCCGCCAGGGCGCGGCCATCTTCGGTGACAGGCACCACCCGCAGATCAGCCAAGTACTTCTGTCCGCTCTCCTGGGGGATCCGCTGCATCTGCACAGCCTTGGCAATTGCCTCAACTCGACGATTCGCGTCGAAGCCCATGGACACATGCCAATTCACCGACCTCACGTCATCGCGCGCCTGTGACACAAACCGTTCGTAGGCGCTGATGAATGCCATTCGCGCGCCGATCTTGTCTCCTGCATCGAGAACAGGCTTCGCGGCCGCCAATGCGAGCTGAATCTCGTCGGTCAGCACCACCGTCTCGAACTCGTCGTTCGTGGTCATGGCGATCGCCCAAGCTTCGTCTTTGCCCGGACGTCCGTCTTCGGCCTGAATGCGTTGCAGGACTGCAGCCAGGGTCAGCTTCCCGGTCAGTTCCCGGCGGCATGATTGAAGTGCTTTGCGGATATTGGCTGGGGCAAACACGGCCAGGTCCTCAGCCATCAACTCGGCAGCCGTGGCGCTGATGGTTTGGCCTAGGGTTTCGGCCGTAGCGCAGATGGCGCCGGCCAGTTGTGCGCGGTCGTCAGAGGAAAGCATTGCGCTTACCCCCTTCGCGAATGTTTCGAGCAGCTTCCTGCGCGGCGTTGATGTTGGCCTGGGTGTCTTCCTGCTGGCGGGCGGTGCGGCCATTGATCTGGGTCTGTGTCACCCACTGGGTGTGGTAGCTCTCGGCGTTGGCCAGCAGCTCGCTGAAGCTGTGGCACTTGCGGATCAACTGGGCGTCGTTGATCCCGAGGTAGTACGCAGCAACGCTGTGGGCGACGTCGATTCCGAGGCGGCCGATCAGCAAACCAACCTGCCCTCCCACTTTGGCGTTCCAGACTGGCCAAGCCTTGTAACGTTTGCGGTAGGACATGGCGTAGTTCGCCCAGGTCTTGAACGTTTTGCAGGACTGGTCTTTTGGGCCCGGCATGTCAGCAGGGATTTCAACCCGTGGCGCTTCGATACGGTCAACGACCAACACCAAGCCGCCGGACCGGTTCGGCTTGTCCGAGCCGTCCTGCAAATCCTGATTACTGGTTACCTGATTGGTACCCTGATTATTGGTACCCTGATTTGTCGGAGATTTTTCCGACCCTGCATCGGATTTTTTTCCGACCTTGCTCGGAGATTTTTCCGAGGTAGATCGGATTTTTTTCCGACCTTGAGTTGTTTCTGAGGTCGGATATTTTTCCGACCCGTCCAGTTTACGATTCCACTCTTTGGCCTTCTCGGTGAGACGGATCAAAGTGATGCTCGAAGTGCTGGAAAGCTCGATCAGTCCAGCCTCCGCCAGAGCCTTAAGCAGGCGGTAAGCGGTGTCCGGTTTGTCAGTGAGCAGGGGCAATTCTTCGACGATCTTGCTCTTGCTCAGCGCGAAGTAGATCCCGGTGTCCGTCTTGATTGGATTGGCCCAGCTCGGGCTCTCGTAGACGAAGGCGAACAGCAGGGCCTGCTGAGAGTTCAGCCCCCACTCCAGCGCCTTCACCTGGTTGATCGTGACGGTGTATTGCATGTCAGGCCTTCCCGACCAGTGCGGCCAGTTCGAGGAAACGATTGACGTACCAGTGAGGCTGCGTCTCGCGGGGTGATTGGGGGTTGGTGAGGTTCTTGCCGTAGGTCATGCCCTTATCGGTCACGCACCAGAAGTCGACCATTTCCTGCTTGGAGTTCTTGCGCTGTAGCTGCTTGAGGAGGCCCTTGGCGGCCAGTGCACGATTGAAAGCGGCGGCGGTGCTGGCGATGCCGTGATCTTTGATCAGTGCAGTGATGGCCTTGGTCGGCATCGAGGATCCGCCGGCGGCATCTGGCGCGGCGTCAACTGCGTAGCCAGGGAGGAACTTGGCGTCGAGGCCATTATTCGCGGCGATCTTGGCCAGCATAAGCATCTGACTGGACGGCGCTGGCTTCAGGAGGCGCGTGAAGCACTCGAGGATCGCGAGTTCGCCTACCACCTTTGTGCCATTGAGCAGGACTTGCTCGCGGGCGCCCTGCTGCTGTTCCAGTTCGCGCCAGCGGCGAATCACCTTCATGCGCATTGGTGCGCTGTAGCCGGTTAGCAAGCAGTCGGTATGCTCGCGATCGAGCAAATATTGAAGCTGCTCACGATTTCGGCCGTCCAAATAGATGTCCTCAAATCTGAGGAGATCGACTTTCAGGTCTTTCAGCATGGCAGCGATGTCGCGCAACACATTGTCGTGGCGCTTGCCAGTGACGTTGGCGATCTCGCGGGATGACATCGTAGTGCGCGACACGTTTTCGGAATTATTAAAACGTGTCGCGACTTGTCCGGTATTGTCCCGTTGTGTCTGTGCGTGCATAATCTTCTCCACTTGCTTTACCGCTGTAGAAAAAGCCGACCTCGTACGTCGGCTTTTTTGTGTCTGAAATTCAGGCAGCCTTCAGCGACTCGCGCAGTACATGCAGCGCGTCGATGGCTTCCTGAATGGCTTTATCGCCTTGGGCTTTTTCGTGCTGGCTGATGTGGTTGTCAGAGGCGGCGTCGAAGATCAGCCGACCCACGTCCCCGCACTCGGCAGTCAGGTGGCACAGCGCGGCCATGAGTGGTTTCGGCTCTGGGCGCTTGCGCAGGACAACGTCACATTCGAATTGGTTGGTGAGTGCGCCCAGCACGCTCAGGCGCCCCTCCAGTGGCAAGTGAGTCAGAACCATACCCAGCATCTGAATGTTCATCTTGTGATTCGCCCGGTTTGGGTTCGCGCAATCCAGCAGCGTGGTTTCGTTCACACCCATCCGCTTGGCCAGCGCAGTGCCGCCGTCAGCCTTCACTTCCCGGTGCAGCGTTCTTTCAAATTCTTCCATTGCGAAATCACCTCTTCTTCTCGCGTGGCACCGAGCCACTACTTCCGCGATCATTCGTTCATCAACTGATCAGGGACGAATCCATGACCTTTTCTTATTGGCCCCTAATTAGGTGCCAGCCCCGCTTGGCCCAAGCGCTGCCAAGTTGGCCCCTAATAAGGGGCCAGACCGTTACCTCACGGGGAAAATCGAAACCACGTTTCCGGTCCGAGCTTCTTGTGCGCAGTGATCAGCGAGGCGTCTTCGCAAGTTTGTTTTATCCGTTGCGAGGCGAGCAGCACTGCGCCGCTCGACCGCCCGCTCTGTCATTTGCAAAATCCGGTCAGCGAGTTGATCCATGCCGATACCAACCTCATCAGCCCAACGTTCAAGTTCGTCCTTCTCGTCCTGCGTGTACTGCCCTACTTCGGGTATTGCAGACATTGGTGCCTCCTCCATGGCCTAGTCAGGCGCTAAGTTTCTTGTCGTTAACCTGGGAAATCGTGTCCTGCTCTCGCCTGGCTTTCAGAGCCGCACGAATAAGGTCGCGAACCAGTGCGCCAGGCTGAATTTTCAGCTCGCGGGCCAGTTCGCCCAGTGCTGGAAAGCCGTCCAGCTCGTCCGATTCGCTGTCATCGACCAGCGGGAAGTACCCGTAATCCTCCTTGAACCGCAGAGCCGCCAATGTGAGTTCGCGAACCAAGGCGCCCGGCTGAAGCTCACGCGCTAACGCTTCCACCTCAAGAGCGGCGTAAGCGGCGTCATTGAGGCGCGACTTCAGCTGGTGGGTGTTGCGATGCGTCTTGTTTTTGTAGGCCATTGGTTCACTTCCGCTTTCGAGGAGTAACGGGACTGGGTTAGGCGGCTGATTTCTTTGGGGTCGCTTGCGCTGGGAAGGACTTGAGCTCGTGCGCTTCATAAGTCCCGTCCTGATTGCAGGTGACGGAAATATTTCGCTCAGCTGCGATGGCCTTGCTGATCGCAGCCGGGCTGACCCGAAGAGCCTTGGCCGCAAAAACCTGCCCTTTCGTAGCAACCAATTCTGTAAGTGGGATCTGCTTCATTCTGGAAATCTCGAATGGTGTTCTCGAGATCAATATTAACCGCCGGTTAGGTTTCTAGCAACACCGCCGGTTGCCGCAAATAAATTAACCAACGGTTAAATTTCACGGATGAGTAAAAAGAAAGAACTTTCCCCAGAGCTGAAAGCCGAGTGCGACGCCGCGAAGGCGCTTTTCGTATCGAAAAAGAACGCCCTCGGTCTCACTCAAGCAAGTCTTGCAGAAGCGGCTGATATCTCTGCTGCAGCTGTTGCGATGTACCTGAACGGCACCAATCCGCTGAATGTAAAGTTTGCGGCCGTCCTGTCGCGCTTACTTGACGTGCCTATTGAGAAATTCAGCAAGAGGCTGGCGGCTGAGATCAGCGGGCTTACAAGTGCTGCCGATAACATCAACGCCTCATCAGAAAGTACGTCTGCTGCAGACTTGGTTCGCCAAATGCTCGCCAAGCAAGGGAAAGGCTTGTCTGATGATGCGCGTAGACGGTTACTTGCAGCGGCTGAAGCCGATGATGGCGGTGGCGTCATCGAGCTCGATTACTACCGCCCTGGCGCTGTAGGCGACGAAGTATGGATCGCGCATTACGACGTCCGCGCCGCCATGGGTGGCGGGCAGATCCCCCACGACTACCCGGAGATGCTTCAGGATGTTCGGGTAAGCCCGCAGCATCTACGCGAGATGGGAGTCGAGTTCAAGGAACACTTCCATCTAAAGATGGTAACCGGATGGGGCCAGTCAATGGCTCCCACGATCAAGCACCGGGATCCGCTTCTGGTAGACGTTAGCGTTCGTGAGTTCGCAGGCGACGGAATTTACATGTTTTCCTGGGATGGGCACCTGTATATCAAGCGGCTCCAATGGATGGGGGAAGAACGGGTCAAAATGATTTCTGATAACACCAAACATTCGCCCGAGACGATCCGGGCGGAAGAGGTGCACATCCAGGCGCGGGTGCTGCTGGTGTGGAATGCTCATTTGGTTTGAGCTGGGCACTTGACGATAAAACGTTGCGTACAGTGCTTTAAGAAGCGTCCGACACGGTTTGCAGTATCTGAGCTACCGAATCCAATTGAAAGAATATACCTAGGTCGATATAGTGTTCGAACTGATTCCTCATGATGACATTGATCAAGACCTCGAACGATTGGACGCTATCAATTCCGAGATCGTTGACCAGGTCGCAACATTAATTCAGCAGCTGATGGACGATCCTCAGCTGGTGGATGATTTGCTCCGCAACGGGTACGGGGGAGAGCCTTGGAAGCCGACTCGCGGTGCGGTTTTCAATGTCAGGACTTGGGGCGACGCACAAAAAGCGGGATTCAACCTTTGGGCGATTCGTGATTTCGAGCTTTGGCGCAAAGGTTTTGAATTTAGGATCGTTTACGCAGTATTCCCGAGGTGCGAGAAGATTTACATCCTCGCGATCATAGAAAGAGCATGGGATTATGACCTTAGCCATCCAACATCAAGACGCATCATCGCCACCTATCAAGCTCTTGACGACGAGCTCTGACAAGGCCAGCGCTTCTGCCTCAGCGTTTAAGCCAAAAATTCATTGGTTTGATAACAGCCCAAAGATATCCGAGGCTGCAGTTAAGCATGGGAAGTTCGCATCGTTCATGGAGCGGCGCGAGAGAGATCCTGCGCGCGCTAAGGGGTTGGCTGCAGCCAGAGCCTCCCTAGCAGACGCCCTTTACCCGGACGATGGCGTTACTCTCAAAACCTTACGGTTGAAGGCTGGCTTCACCCAGATTCAACTAGCGGCCGCGCTCGAAACGAGTCAACCGCATGTTGCTCGTATCGAGTCAGGGAGGCAGGAGCCGAATCTTTCGACCCTTCGCAAACTCGCTAGGGTGATGGGCGTTTCGATTGATGATTTGATTTCGGCTATCGACCGGCAAACCGAGATAAACGAAGGCAAGGCCAACGTATGACTAGATATGCTCACGCCGTATTTTGCGACGATATACGCCAAGAGGTCGGTGGAAAAATCACGCTTGTCGGGATCTATGCGGGACAATGTCTTGTACCAAGCATTCCTTGCTCGCTACCTAAGCTCTGTCTGGTATTGAATATTTCGGCCACGAGAGCGGCACCAGTCCAATCAGTCACCGTTACAGGAGCTTTCGCCGGTAACGAAGTTCTCAATATGACCTTGGACAAGAATCATATCGCCGAAATCATGGATCCAAGCATCAACGCCCGACCTGATGGCAAGAACATGATGCTCGTTCTAATGGCCATTATGGCGCCATTCAACGTATCGACCAGCGGTAAACTGACGATTACAGTCACGGCAGATGGCGAAGATATGTTTTGCGAAGGGCTAGAAATATCGGTAGCGGCTCCAGAGACAGTCTTCAGCTTCTAAAAACAATAGCAAAACGGCCAACGTTTTTATTACATGGGACCGCGTGAAGAATAGCCCGCCATCAAGCGGGCTTTTTTGTGGTCGTCAGAAAGGCGCCAGCTCTTCTTCTGGCTCGATCATCTTTATTAACCGGTCTTCTTCCGCGCTCGCCTCCCACTTCAGCGTGATCGACTCGTCGTCGTTGAAGGTCATGTCTATGCCGTCCGTCTCTGACAGCAAACCCATCACCTCCTCCCACTCCCGATCCCCATCCGTATCCAGGCGGTGAATCGTCACCCAGCGCTGAATCTGCGCTACGGGGTGATTGATCATCGACGATACGCGTAAACCAAGTCGCTCGATTCCGCTTACCTCCTGCCGCACTGCCGGCTTCTCTGTCTTCTTTGCCTTCGTCATCTCGCCCCCTAAATACTGGATATACATACAGGATAAATAGAATCATACGGCATCGCATTAAAAAATAACTTAACCGCCGGTGTTGACTATGTATAAACCGCCGGTTAATTTAACTCCATCGCAACCGGCACCCAATCAGGGGCCAGGTGCGAAGGGTCGAGAGATCCGCCGCTCTTTAACAGCTCAGGATCCTCGCCATCGACTACCCCGGGTTTCAGCCGGTAAGCGCGAGCAATAAATAGTCGATGCCACGCCAGCTCTGGAACTGGCCGTGCTCACCAGATGTGAGTACGCGAAACCACGCAAGCCAGCCGTACCAGCACCGAACATGAAATGTGCAACGACGGCCAGAGATATGAATCCGGCGATGCGCGTGGTGGAGAAAACAGATTTCACTGGCTGGCCTTGGCGACAGGGCCAGACGGGAAATCAACCAGACGACATAAATGGGATGAGGTAAAGACCATGACTGTAGACATCAGCAACTTCACCATCGCTACTCCGCTTCCAATTTCCGACACAAACCCAATCTCCCTGGATCTGATCGGTTGGCGAGCGCTAATCGAATGCCCTGACGTTGTCTCAATGCTTCCTGACGGATCGCTGCAGATGACAGCGCCAACCCTTGGTGCTTCGAGCAAAAGCACTCATCGAACTCGCTGCGAATGGAAAGAGCCTGGCTTTTGGCTGTTTTCGAGCGCCGCAGATCATTGGAGCCGCCAAGAAATGCGGCTGACGAAGGTCAACTCGCTACAGAAAGTGGTGATAGCCCAAATTCATGTGCAAGGGTCCGAGCGACCACCAGTAAAGGTGTTCTGGAACAAGGGCAAAATCACCATGGGGTTCCGGTCGAGCTACCTTCAAGACGATCCAGTCAACACGACGGTTCTGGAAAACGTGCCCCTCGGCGAGCTCTTCAAGATCAACATTCACGCTAATTCGAGCGGCGCTGTTTCCGTGTCAGCGAGCTGCAACGGCGCGAAATCTACCTCTGCAATCATGCGCCTCGACAACACTTGGGACACGAAGACTCTCGCCTTCCATGGCGGCGTGTACAACCAGATCGATTACTCAGAGACCACGGACCCGGATGACGGCTCTGTGTGCATCATCAGCGACCTTTCCATTACCCACGTCTGATAACGCTCAACCGGCGCTACGACAGCTTGTCATTAACTGCCCTATACCGGTGATGGTTGGATGAAGTGGGTGGTCACTTCGAATCCGGTTCACCCACCCGATGCCCTGGTACTCCCCAGCACCAGGCCGCATCGGAGAGTGATCGAAGCGTGCCCAAGTGGGCTGCAGCGCTAGGATCGCAAAGCCCCGGGAATCTCCTGAGCCGGTATGAGCGAGACGGCCAACACTATAAACGCGGCGGGAAACAAGCAGGGGTTGCGCCCTGGTGTTTCGATCACTCTCCGATGCGGACGAAACTGCGGCCTATAACCGCCCACCTGCATCAAATCAAGCATCAATAATGACTAATGTCCCATGGCTTCCGGTTAACACCGCGTGCGGAACACCGGCTTCGGCCAAGTACATCTGCCCCTCCCCAACGGTGATGGCTTCGCCTTCGACGCCCAGCAGTAGCTGTCCTGAATTGACCAGCAAGCCTTCGGTATAGTCATGCACCTCTGCCGCAGAAGACATTTCATCCATGCGCAGAACTTTGATGTTCGAGTTGCCTACCCGCCCAAGCACGGTGGACTTCCAAGCTTGAGGCAAAGCCTTCGAGATCAAATCAAGATCCAGTAGTGACATAGAAATTTCCTTATTTATCCCTGGCCTCATTTATACCCTCCGACACCACCCGCATGCACTCCCCTCCGCGCCCAACGGCAACCAGCGGAACGGATGAGTGCAGCCGAGTTTTGTTGGATCAACCACAGAGGTTTCCGTAATGCCGAAGATCATTGATGTGATCAGGACGAGGCAGGGCCAGACGTTCCTGCTTCTCGATGAAATGCCACGCAGCGTTTACGAGCGTACCGGAAACCTTCTGGTGTCGAACGACGGCGGCTTCTACGACTTCCTGAAGATCGAGCCTGGCTCGCGTGACGCATTCGCTGGCCGAACATTCACGATCAACCTTGCAGATGGCTCAATGCTTGAATGCAAAGGTCAGGTCTGGTCATGCGGAGCCGATGTTGGCGTGCCAACCATGCATGTAGGTGTAGGCACGCTCAAGTCTCTTGAAGGCTGCTACGTGTTTAGCTCGGCCACCGTGAATGTATCGCTGGTGAATGAATGGCTCGCCGAAAACAAGCCGAGCAGCCGCTACTACAAGTACGACAAGCGCGAAACGGTTGAGAACTGGGAGTCGGTATACAGCCGCGAAAACTGGGGAATACCAATATCCCCGGCTCGGGCCCGAAAGCTGCGAAAGCGCGGCGCCACTATCTGGAGAGTCGAAGGAAAGCCCACATGGAGCGCTCGCTTCGAGAAGCGGAAGGCTCAAATCCTCGCAGACATCGCCGCAGACTCCTAACCCCCCGCCACTCTGGAGGCGACCATGGCAACCAGCTATGCAGACAGTGCGCAGGCCCGGGATTGGGATCGGCGCTATGACGCTTGGGGACGCGAGAAGAAAGCGAAGCCCGACCAGTTCCACGACTACGAGGCCGCCGCCCTCAAGCGCACCCAGGCACTGGCAGACCGCGATGTTCGTTTGCTTGCAGAGCGCAAGGCGAGTGCGAAACGTGTAGCCGCAGCGGTCGATGCCATCAGTGAGTTTTGGGGCTTGAAGGAGGCGTCAGCATGAGCAGCCAGCACGATCTTGCTACCGGCATGCTTGATGGCTACATCCAAAGCATGATCGACCCACAGTGCAGCGCCATAGCGGTAAAGGCATCAGCCAACACCGCGATCCTCATCTTCCGCACGCTGAGCATCATCAGCGCCGACGAAGACGCCAAATACACCGAGCGTTTGCGCCGCACCTTTGATATGCGGCAAGGGAGAGCGTCATGACCACCGCACCAGTGAAAACACTGATCGACGAACAGCTTGACGACATCGAGCGCAAGATCGCCCTGCTCGGCTTCGGTCTGCCCTTCAACGAGGTGATCGGCCGCAAGCGCGAAGAGCTGGTCGTCAACCTGCCGCAGCGCTTGGCGCCGACCATGAAGGGTCGCCGGATTGCGGTGAGGGTTCGGTCGTGAAGACCTTCTACTGGATTCTCACCGCTGGCCTGGTATTCGTTCTGATGGCTTACAGCGTCACCCGAGACGCATCCAGCATCTGCCAAGTGCCGCACGAGATGACTTACCGGGTGCTCCGGTGACCAGTCGCCAGCGGGCACGTCGCCTGCTGATCTGGCGCGGCTCTCTGCCTGTCCTCGCCCTCTTTGCTTTCCTGATGCTGCTCAGCGCCCTCGCTGATCGCGTCAGTCAATAACTCTCACACCTTTCAAAGCTGCGCACCGCGCCGCAAGGAACCGTCATGTCCGCAAATACTAAACAAGCACTCGCGCAAGAAATGAGCGAAACCGACGACGTACAAAAATCTGTAGTCCCTGCGGTTGCCGTCACCGACATCGCCGAATATCGGCCGCACGAGGAACAGATCGTCCGCCTGGAGACCACTTACGCGAAGCTGGTCGTTGACTGCTCGACCAGCGAAGGTTTGGCGAATGCGAAGGAAGTTCGGGTCGATATCCGCGACGTGCGCTATGCCTTGGCGAACACCACCAAGACTGCACTCGTTCCCTATCAGCAGAAGGTCAAAGATGCCCAGGCGCGCGTGAACCAGGTTAAGGAATTCGGCGAGGCGCTGAAAGATCGAGTCTTGGCGATTGAAGCGCCTGTTGACGAAGCAATCAAGGCTGAAGAAAAACGCGTAGCTGACGCCAAGGCCGAGCGCGAGCGAGTCGAGGCTGAACGTGTCGAAGCCATCCGGGCAAAGATTACCCGCTTCAGCTCTGTCGCTGCCGCATATGCAAGCCGTAGCGCTGCCGATATCGCCGACATCCTGCAAGGCGTCAAGGTGTCAGTGATCCTGCCCGAAGAATATGCCGAGTTCGAAGCTGAAGGCACCATCGCTCGCGACAACGCTATTGAGCAGTTGGAAACACTGCACAAGTCTGCCGTTGAGCGAGAAGAGGCTGCCGCCAAGCTGCTGGCCCAGCAGAAAGAACTCGACGAGCTGCGCGAGAAGCAACGCATTGCCGACGCTGAAGCAGAGGAGCTGCGCAAGCAGCGGGCCGAGGAAGACCGCCTGCGTTTGAAGAAGCAGCAGGACGATCTGGACCAGCAGCGCCGCGACATGGAAGCACAGCAACGCCAACAGCGTGAGCAGCAGGAAGAGCAACAGCGCCAGCAGCGCGAACGTGACGCACAGTATCAACGTGACCAGGAAGAGCTGGCCCGTCTGCGTGCCCAGGCTGCCGCACCGGCTCCAGTCACCCCAATGGCTACCCAAGTGGTCGCAGGGAAGGTCGAAGTAACGCCTATCAGCACACATACAGCTGCTGCTGAATCCGACGACGTAACTACGACCGCCCCATCGGTTGACGACATTGTCGAGGTTGTAGCCCTGGGCTTCGACGTGGACCTCGGCACTGCTCGCGCCTGGCTTCAAGCCATCCGCTTCTAACCACCCTTTCCATCTAACGGCCGCCCCACTCCTTGTCGGCCACGGAGAGCGCAATGACTGACTCAGACACCCATGCCCCAACTGGCCTAGCCACGTACCACGATCCATCGCACAACGCAGCTGCGCTCATTCTCGACCCGGGCACCATGAAGTCGATGAGCGACCTCGCACTGATGATGTCGAAGGGCGTGACAACCGTCCCCAAGCATCTGAAGGGTAATCAAGCTGACTGCATGGCGGTAGTGCTGCAAGCGATGCAGTGGCAGATGAACCCGTTCGCTGTTGCGCAGAAGACGTTCATCGTCAACGGCGGTGCGTTGAGCTATGAGGCGCAGCTCGTCAACGCAGTAATCACCGCCAAGGCACCAGTCAAGGGTCGCTTGAACTTCGAGTGGTTCGGCACCTGGGAAAACGTCATCGGGAAGATGCGCGAAGTAACCAGCAAAACCAAGAAGGACGAGGACACTGGCGAGTTCAAGAAGTACCGCGTTCCGGCATGGAGCTTTGACGACGAGAGAGGTCTCGGGATCAAGGTTTGGGCAACCTTCAAAGGCGAAGACGAGCCACGCGTTCTGGAACTTCTGCTCACCCAGGTCCGCACGCGAAACTCTACTCTTTGGGCGGAAGACCCCAAACAGCAGATTGCCTACCTGGTGACCAAAAAATGGGCGAGGCTCTTCTGCCCTGACGTCATCCTCGGCGTCTACACACCCGATGAGTTCGAAGACTCGTACGGCGGCGAAATCGATATCACCCCTGCGAAGCAGGCTTCAAACACCGCTGCCGCTGCTGGTGTGTCGTTCGGCCCGAAATCCCCGTCGCCGGAAATCGACGGAGTATTCGCAGACCTTTTGGTCGTCGCGAAGCGGCAGGACATCGAAGCCTATGCGACAGCCTGGGCAGGTCTCAAGCCTAAGCAGCGCGCAGCGATCGGCCTGGAATGCCACGAAGCGCTAAAGAACATGGCCGCAACCGTTGATGGCGACTTTACCGATATGACTGGCAATAACGACGGCCTGTCTCAGGTCGAGGAAGCGGCGTAGTGAGAACGGAACTTCAGGGCACTGAAAAGTGGCATGCAGACCGATCTGGCCGAGTGACAGCCAGCCGGTTTAAAGACGTGATGGCCTGGGGGAAGCCTGACAAAAATGGGAAGCGCGAGCCTATGGGTGCGCGGACCTCATACATGCGCGAACTGTGCTTTGAGCGACTAGCAAAGAAGTCCAAGCACAACGTCAGCAGCGCTTCCATGAAGTGGGGTCACACCGAAGAACAGAAGGCTCAGGACGCCTACGAGATGTTGACCGGCAACATCGTCATACCGTCAGAGTTCATCGTCCACCCGAAGTACGACTGGCTCGGTTGCTCGCCAGACGGCCTGATCAACGATGACGGGGGCACCGAGTCGAAGTGCCCCTTCAACGAGGCGATACACGTCAAGACTTGGCTCGAAGGCATGCCCGAGGAACACATGCCGCAGATCCAGGGCTGCATGTTCGTTACGGGACGGAAATGGTGGGACTTTCTGTCGTTCGATTCTCGCCAGGATGAGGAGTGTCAGCTCTACATCGAGACGATTCACCGCGACGAAGACTACATCGCCAACCTGCACAAAGAGCTGGTCCAGTTCAACCTGGAACTGAATCGCATGGTTGATGAGGTCGCGGACAAAGCCAGGGCGCAAGCCCATCGTTTAGGAGCCTGATCATGATCAGCAACCACCTCAACTTGGTCGAGCAGCAGCGGCAGAACGCTGAATCAATCTCCAGCCGGACCACCGAGTTTCTGGCCGCCGGCGGACAAATCGCTCAACTGAAAAGCCCGCCGCGCAACCCGCTACCGCCTCCCCGCTCACAGAAAATCGATCCCGGCACGGTCCTCAAGAGAAAGCCCAAGGCGTTGACAGCCGCTGATCGAAAGGCCCTCCGGTTAATGGCGGACTCAATATGAGCAAGCGCAAACCCAACAACATGCGCGCCCGAGTCGAGCGATCGTGCCGGGCACTGCTCAGCACTAACCACGTCGCCGTGGTGAACATCGACCCCAGCGGTCACCAGGGCATGATCAATTACAAGTCGCTGAAGAACTTCGCGCCCGGGAAGATTGGCCAAGCCGTGTGCGGCATCCCCCACCGCTGGACGATCTACCTCAGCGCTCTCTGTATTGATGCTCGCGGCGACCGCTATAGCAAGTCGATTGAAGTGGCGCCGGACGGTGTCTATCTCTCCGACCACCTGGAGGACGTGATCGAGCATTGCTACAGGCAGCTGCGCGACTCGGCCAATCAAAGCCAGATGGTGGCTTCTGGATGGATTGCAATTCCGGAGTCCTTGTCGCTCGACGAAGCTCATGCAGCAAGGATTTTTGAAGCGGTTGGAGCCTGGAATCAGGTCAAGGTCGCAGCGTGAGACGTTTCCGCACCCAGCAACGCAAACGACAAACCTGGCTGGCTCTGCCGGCCAGTGGCATAGAAGAGGTTGGCCATGGCCAAGAGTGGACAAGAGCGATCGGCCAAAGCAGCCGAGAAGCGAAGTCAGTACGACGAGAAGGAGTTGCGGCACCGGGTCAGACTCGGTACCCGGCAGAAGCTTGATGAGCTGATGGCCTGGAACGGCATCGAGGAAATCAACGAGGCAGTGCAGAACCTGATTCTGAACGCTCATGCGCTCGGGCCGACCCTATCATTTCAAGCGATGGAAAGTCCGCGCCACAAAGTGCAGATAAGCGAGAGCGTGGCGCGGATGTTTCGGAATGAGAGCTTGGCCGAGCTGAAGCGCGATCCTGGCGACGAACATTTCGCGCCTTGAGCGACCCCTTGGCTATCAATTACCTCGGCTGAGCTGCAGGTTCTGGCTTGTGCACTCGGTTGTGCTGACGGTACCCATGAAAGCATTCATCTTCACGGCGCATTTCTCGATGTTCAAGCCGTTACGTCCATCGCTCGAGATGTTGGTGACATATGGTCCAGCGGTTGTGCAGCCAGCCAAAACAGCGAGCAGGCCCAAGGCAACAGTATTGAATTTCATGTGAGTCCTTTCGAGCAGTGGCCTGAGCCAATTGGTTCGCCGAAAGCGGCATTGATATGTAGTCAAAAGCGTAGACCAACCCGAACAAACCACCCACACCACTGTCGCATCCGGTCACGGAGGGCGGCGCCTACCCGAGGTAACCGCAATGCCTGTTCTTCACAGCATCATCCACAAGATCGACAAGAAGCCCGACGGTAGCCCTGCCGTCTTGCACATCGGCAGCCATGAGCTGGCCGAAAGCGGCGCCCGTGACGACCTCATCAGCCAGCTCAACGAAAGCTACAACGCAAAGACCGGCAAGGCCTGGGGCTTCTTCCACGCCGAATCGGGTGCCAACCCCTTAAGTGGTTGGCTGGGTAAATACCTGGCCGGCACCAAAGACTTCTGGGAGTTCAGCAATGTCGCCGTCGAGCACTTAACCAAGCTGATGGAAGAATCGAACCTCAGCGTCGGCGGCAGCGTCCTGTTTTGCCACTACCAACAAGGCATGACCGAATACCTGACCATTGCATTGGTGCAGGAAACCGAGGCGGTAATGCTCTCCGATGGTCTGACGTTGTTTCCGGCTCGACGCCTGGACCTGGACCGCCTCCATCTGGCTGCGCGGATCAATCTGAGGGAGTGGAAGAGCAACCCCAAGTCGCTGCAGTACATCTCGTTCATACGCGGGAAAGGACGAGGTAGCCGCGCAAGCCGGTACTTCCAAGACTTCATCGGCTGCCAAGAGGGTGTCGACGGCCCAGGTGAAACCCGCACCCTGCTCAAGGCGTTCAGCGACTTCGTTGAAAGCGAAGACCTCGGCGAGGAATCAGCCCGGGAGAAAACTAATACCTTGGTCAGCTACGCGATGGCACAAGCCAAGCTCGGCGAGCCGATTACCCTGGACGAATTGTCCGAAGCGCTAAACGACGAACAGCCAAAGGCGTTTGCCGACTTCCTCCGCGACAAGGATTACGGCCTGTCGGCTTCACTGCCGCCGGACAAGAAGACCCTGAACAAATTCCGGCGTTTCACTGGTCGCTCCGATGGCCTGTCGATCAGCTTCGAACAGCACCTGCTGGGCTCGAAGGTCGAGTTCGACGAAGTCGGCGGAACGCTGACGCTGCGAGGACTGCCTACCCAGCTCACTGATCAACTCAAGCGCGCAGCCGCCTGACCCACCCTCACCTTTTGCATTCATTTTTTGTAACGATGGCTCATTACACCGTCCTTAATTTCAAGTTGGCCTCGCCTCAATGTAATAGCTTGAGACGCAAATTGCTTAACAGGAACAATGGACGTGATGTCACTTAGGTCGCCAATTTCAAGTTCGAGCGCACCATCGGCGTTTAAAGCCCCTGAGGTACAACCAATACAAAATCTATACTCCCGCTGCCATGCATACTCAATATCTTTTCTAAAAAGGCCGACGATGCCGCTGTGATTACTCATATCTACATAATCAACTTGTCCATAGCCACCTTCAAAAAATGGAGAACTATATAAATACGGGTGCGCAAGGATCGCCGCACTCAATCTCTTTGAAAACTCACCATGATTATTGACCTTCAACACATGATCGCCAAATTCTGTGAAGCGATTACTTAACGTAACCTGACCTGCATGTTCACCTGGGATCAGGCCGTCAAGACCATCAGCTAAAGCAGCCATGCAGAAAATAAAAATATTTGATGGCTTAGGTAGATCCACATGGAACATAGCTTCCGACCCTAGCGAAACTTCTTTCCCATCGACCTCAACAAAAAATTCACCGACCTGCTTTCCATCTAATTGACTATGAACCGTTAAATAATTTTTTTCTAACACATCTTTTCTTAGCGCTGTAGCCTCTTCACCTTTGAGTCCTGAAAAATAATTCACACTATTCATATACATTTTACCCTTCTGAAATTGTTTCAGACGGGAAAGCGAGCCAGCTCGGAAAAGCAACCAACACTGACAATTCGGACTTCGATCTGGAAATACATCCGATTGAATAAAACCAGAAAAAACCATGATTCCCCTTAAATTCTCACAGTTGTTTATCCGGCCTCATGCCGGGCTAACACAAATACCCAATTAAACGAATCACGCCAGTTAGCTGGGCGGCTGGCTTCGTCGCCTACCGCACCAAAGGCTCAGCAACTCGGTCTATCGCCTTCCTGTAGGTGGCAAGCTCAATGATCTGCCGTAAGCAGATTATGACCTCAAGCTTCTGCTTATCGTCGGGGATCCCTATTCGCTTGAGCATCATTTGAGCGTCTTCCTCGATTGCCGCGAGTGCATCGATATCACTTTGCAATCTCATGCGGGCCTCCCATCAGGCTGAATTCGACATAGATACATAGTCCACAAACACACTTCACGCCAGCCGACGAGGCAGGCGCCTGACTGGAGATAACCCATGCCGTATTCGGAATGAATGAACACTTCGCCCGCGAAGAGGCGAAGCGCAAGGTTCGCGACTTCAAGATCGAAAAGGGTAAGCGGGTTGAGCTGTCGATGAGCCAGTGGCTCCAGGCCGTTGAAGATCGTGTCGTCAAGATCATGGACGGCAAGCGGGTCGCCCAACTCAGCAGCATGTTCGATGCCCCCCAGTACGCCGCCGATTACGCTGAGCGCATCCGCAAGCTGGGGCGGTGCCGCGATGTAATCATCAGGGCGAAGATCAAGTTGCCGCAGAACGACTTGAGACGGAAGTCAGCAACCAAGCTTTCGTGGTTGGACTACGCGCCGGAATCGACGGCGGCCGCCTGACCCACCCTCACCTATTGCGCCGAATACTGTTTTCAAGCCGAAAGATCAGGCCCAAGAGTCAAATCGATGTCTAGCCTCGCCAATGCTTTACCGCGGGCTAACGCCTCATTGAAGCTGTTGTACTTGGCATTTTCACGGATTGCTTCAACCTGCCTTTCTTCGATCTCAACAGCGATTCTAAGTCCCGTTGGCACAGAATCACTGTCGCTATCCCATTCAAAATCAATCTTCGCTTTAACGCCTCGATGCTCATAGACAACTGGGTACGGCCTATCCACTAACACCATTTCGATCTCCTTGATCCGGCTCCATGCCGGCCCGAACACAAATAACCCAATTCAACGAATCACGCCAGCCGGCGAGGATCCCCTATGTCCGCACAACAGAAGTTACCCCAGTTCATCCATGGACAGCCAAGCATGGGACTGCCGTTCGAAAAGGAGCTGGTGGTTGACCTGTTCGCCGGTGGCGGCGGCGCCAGCACCGGCATTGCCAGGGCATACCGGGAGCCGGATGTGGCGGTAAACCACAATCCGATTGCCTTGGCTGTGCACCGAGCAAACCACCCGCAGACAGAGCACTATGTCGCCGACGTGTATGAGGTGTGCCCCAGGAAAGCAACCGGTGGCCAGCCAGTGGCGATTATCTGGGCGTCACCTGACTGCCGTCATCACAGCAAAGCCAAGGGCGGGGCGCCGCGTGACCGTGGAGTTCGCGGGCTGGCCTGGGTAGTGATTCGCTGGTGTTTCGTCACCAAGACGCGGCTGCTCTTCCTGGAGAACGTCGAAGAGTTCTGCGACTGGGGGCCGATCGATGACGAAGGCCAGCCGATCAAGGCCGAGCGCGGGCGCACCTTCAAGGCGTTCATTGCTGCGATCAGCAGCGGGCTTGCTGCCGATCACCCTGACATGGCGGAAATCATGGAGGCCATCGGGGAGTTCGTGCCGATGGAAGCACTGGTGCGCGGCCTTGGTTACAACGTCGAATGGCGCGAGCGTATTGCAGCCAACGCCGGCACTCCTACAATCCGCAAGCGCCTGTACCTGGTAGCGCGAAGTGACGGCAAAGCGATCGTTTGGCCAGAACCCAAGCGCCACAAGAAGCCGACGGCGAAACAGCAACCTTGGCGCACTGCTGCGGAGTGCATCGACTGGAGCAACCTTGGCCGCACGATCTTCCGTGAAAGGCCGATGGCAGTGAACACGATGCGCCGCGTAGCCAAAGGCTGCTGGCGTCACGTGCTGACTAGCGCGAAGCCTTTCATTGTCCCAATGCGCGGAACATCGGAATCACACACCAGCACTCACGGTGTTGACGAAGCGCTGACGACGATCAGCGCCGGCGGCACACATCACGCTCTGGTCCATCCAGTGGCGGCGCCATTCCTCACCGAGTGCGCCAACGGCTCAGCGCAGCGCAACTTCAGCGCGGTCGAACCGTTGCGCACGCAAGTCGCCCAGGTCAAGGGCGGGCACTTCGCGCTGGCCGCGGCGAACATGGTCACTCTGCGAAAAGGTTCGGTTGGCGCTGATGTCGACAACCCCCTCGGCGTGGTCGCTACCAGCACCGGGCACCATGCTGTATCGGCTGCATTCTTCGAGCAGGCAAATGGTGGCTTCTATAAAGGCGACGGCCGATCGGCTTACGACCCGATTTCGACCATCTGCCAATCCGGCGCCAATCAGCGGCTGGTGAACGCTTACCTGGTGAAGTACTACGGCAATGAGAAGGATGGAATATCACTGGCCGAGCCGATGCACACCCTGCCGACGAAGGATCGGGTTGCGCTGGTTGAAGTCGTGCAGGTGCCGGACACACTGACGCCGGAACAGATGGAAGGCGCCCGACGTTGTGCCGCTTTCATGCATGAATACCTGCCGGAGCATTTCAAAGACCCGGCCGAAATGGTGATGGTTGGCGGCTATGTGTTGGTGGACATCACCCTACGCATGCTGCAACCGCCTGAGCTGAAGGCCGCTCAGGGCTTCGACAAGGACTACATCATCGATCGCGGGCTATTCGTCGATCCGGTCACCGGCGCCGAAGAATGGCGCGACATCAATAAAACAGATCAAGTCCGGCTGATAGGCAACAGCGTCTGTCCGGACGAAGCCGAGGCCCTGGTCGCGGCTAACGCCGCCGACATCATCGAGCTTTACCAGCGCCTTGCAGCCTGATCAGACAGCCCAGAAAACAAAAGCGCTTGTGATGACCGGAATCCGCTGGGGATGAGCACGCCGCTGGCGCTCAAACCACCACCTCGTTTGCGTAACGTCGAATCGACGGTTGTACTGAACTGAAAGCAGACTCCCCGAAACGCCGAAGTGGCCACAATCCGGGCAACTAAGTTCTTTTCCATCAAGATCTGACTCAACTTTAAAAGCATCGACCCCGCAGACCAAGCACTCCATACCGCTCTCCTTAATTTTGTTAATTGCTGAACTGTAGCTGACCCTCACAACCCTCCACCGCCCGGGCATGACCCGGCTAGGACGCCCCATGCCCACAGAAAACAAACTCGCTCTGAAGCGCCAGCGCGTCGAGCACGTCAACCAGGCGATCCGGATCATCGCCGACCACGGCCGCCGGTTCTTTTACAGCCAGAGCGTGAATCGCTACGCCAGCATGGAAGTCGATCACCGCGGCAAGGTCTGGTTCATCGACGACTACAGCGGGAAGCGCGTCTTCACGCATGAAACGGTATGGGGTGGCCGGTGGCGCGGGTTCACACATGGCGGCACGCTGCGCGATCTGGTCAAAGAATTCCGGGACTACATCTGCACCGGTGAACAGCTGCACCCTGGTTGTCTCGGACCTGAACGGTTCGATGACAGCAATATCTGGGGTTACGACGAACCGGGCATGAAGGCAGTGCGCGAGCAAGCCGGCGCCCTTTCTGTGTTCCGCCAGACTGCCGCACAAGCAGCATGAAGCGAATCTAAACGTCGATTAAGCGAGCTGCCTGGTGAGAATCGATTGTAGGGAGAACGGTACCTTGATGCTCTGAGATCCACCTCCGAACCAGCTCTACATCGAAACGCCAGTTGTAGGCTTTCATCAGCACTAGCGCCGCACCGGTGACTCTATATTGTCCACACTTTGGACAGACTCTTTCCAAATAGTCATCAGCATCAATTGCCACTGCAGGCTCACCACAAATCATGCAAGTCATGAACTATCCCTTTTTTGGCTGATCGCTTAAATGTAGTGGACCGCCGCGAGATGTTTCACTTCCGTGACAAACCTGAATCGATTCACCCACGCAACCCGATAATCGGTTACCCCCCTTCAAAGTCAGCCGCTATAGCGGCAAAGGAACAGTCATGCCTGAAGAAAACGTACTGAAATGTTACGCGGTCGGCGATTGCGATTTTGTCGCAGCCTTCGACGAAGACGGCGCGATCGCTGTGCTGGCCAACACGAACGGTGATGAACCAATCAATTATGCAGATTGGGATGTCGAGTTGGCCGATGAGGACCAGCTCGATAAACCGTGGTGCGACGAGGATGACCGCGCCAAGATCGTTGGCACTCTTCGCGAGTGGCTGGCGGCTGCGACCGAACCAACCTGGCTAGCCGGGACGGAGTGACGAAATGTCCGACATCAAAGAACGGCCGATCTTGTTCTCGGCCCCGATGGTGCGCGCCATCCTGGAAGGCCGCAAGATAGTCACGCGGCGGGCGGTGAAAGGTGGACAGATTCCTACTGAGGATACCTCCATTACCGCCGGTGAGCGCCAGCGGTGGAGCGCAATCGGCCAGCGTGATCCGCGCTACGGCTTCTGCGTATTTGGATCGACCGAAGCTGAGTGCGCCAAGGAACTGGAAGAGTTTGCAACTTGCCCGTATGGACGGCGCGGCGAGCGGCTTTGGGTGCGCGAGACCTGGTACTGCGATCACTTCGAGGTTCAGCGCGGCCCATACCTGCAGCCAGCCGACATGGTGGATCTGGGCCAGGCCCGCGAGGATGGTGACCTAGTTTATGCGGCAGATGGCCTGACTCCTTATGAGCAGGCGCAGCCTACATGGAAGCCCAGCATCCACATGCCCCGCTGGGCAAGCCGCATCCTGCTGGAAATCACCGAGGTCCGTATCGAGCGGTTGCAGGACATTAGCCGCAGCGACATCCGCGCAGAAGGACTTGAGTGTCCGCCAGAATTCGCCAGTGATGACGTTTCGCCGAACTACCGCGACTGGTATCCGGCGGCATGGCGGGAGTTGTGGGAGTCCACCGGCGGCAACTGGGACGCAAACCCGTGGGTCTGGGTCGTCGAGTTCAAGCAGGTGACGCCATGATCCTACTCACAGCGCCAGCCCTCGCCTACATGGCCTGGCTCATCTACTCGGGGCCTCGGCGATGAATCAATGGGCCAGCGCCTCACCGAAGATGACCAGTGTGGCTCTGACCGTCATTTCGAGGTTGTTTTCAGGCTGCAGACGGTCGATGAGCGTGAGGGCATGAAGGTTGACTAGCGTCAGTCTGAGCACCGAGCACCAAGTAGCTATCTGCAATTGCCCGTGCCCTAGCTACACCCCATGCGAGCGCGGTAGTCATCGTGTCGTTGGGCAAATGGTCGTGGGCCTCCTCAAACACGGGCGATCCGTTTTTGTCGTAGACACCAATAAATAGTTGGGTTCTTCCCTTTCTGGAAACTCGGCTCTGAACATCAATAACAGTGCCGTCACTAAGCACTTCGTCATGCGACCGACTATGCAACTCGCAGTCCGCCCAGAGCCAATATTTAGAACCTCTACGCATCATCTTTGCGGCCTCCTTTTTGTTCACATGTCAAAGAAACCACCGGAACAAGAAAATATTTAGTCCGGTAACAAGGCCATGTCAATTCCCAAGGGCTCCATTCATCTGACGCCTTTTCGCGCCCAAATCTCCCTCCACCCAACTTCTGCCGCCATGCGCGGCATGGAGCACTTATGTCTGCAGAACTGGCGCTGGCGCCCTCCCGGCCCCGGCGCGAAAACATCCTTCCCCGCTTCATCCGTGCCGGCGCTGCTCCCATCTATTTGGGCATGTGCCGCGCCGAGTTCGACAAAACAGTCCGCCCCTATGTCAGCGAGTTCCCGATCGGAGAACGCGGTGTTGGATTCGACCGGGAAGAGCTCGACGACTGGGCCACGGCCTACGTCGCAGCAAAGGCAATTGATAAACATGGCGCTTCGGAGCAACAATCGCCCCGCAGCGAGCGCCAGAAAGGAGATAAATCATGGCGCGAAAATCGATCACAGGCCTCTCCGAGAGGAAAGGTATCTGGCATATCGACAAGAAAATCAACGGAGAACGACTTTACGAAAGCACTGGAACTGGTGACCGGGAAGAAGCGGAACGCTACCTGATCTACCGGCTGGAGCAGATCCGGCAACAGAAGGTGTACGGCGTAAAGAAGGTCAGGATCTGGCGGGAGGCGGCGACTCGCTTCCTGCTGGAGTTCAAAGACCAGGCTTCAATCAAGCTTTCGGCGCACCACCTTTCCCAGCTGGACCCGTTCATTGGCGACATGCCGCTGACCCACATCGATGATCAGGCCTTAATGCCGTTCATCAAGGACAGGTTGGCGACAAAGAAGCTTGAGAGCGGCAAGGTGAAGAAAGGCGTCAGCAACAGAACGGTGAATATCTCGATCGAGCGTGTGGTTCGAGTTTTGTCGTTGTGTGCCAGGAAGTGGCGAGATGATGAGCGCAGGCCGTGGCTGGATAGCGTGCCGATGCTCACGAAGCTGGAAGAGAAGAAGTCGAGCCGAAAGCCGTACCCGATGTCGTGGCTCGAGCAGTCGATTCTTTTCGGGGAGTTGCCGGCCCACCTGCAAACAATGGCGCTGTTCAAAGTGAACACCGGCACTCGGGAGCAGGAGGTTTGCAAACTGCGATGGGATTGGGAGATTTCGGTGCCAGAGCTCGGGACCAGCGTCTTTCTGATTCCGGCTGATTTTGGCGGCAGACACGAACGGTCTGGAGTGAAAAACGGTGATGAGCGCTTGGTCGTGCTCAATAGCGTGGCTAAGTCGATTATCGAGAAACAACGCGGTGTGAGTAAGGAATGGGTTTTCCCTTACAACGGCACCGCGATGCATCGAATGAATGACACGGCTTGGAAGAAGGCTCGGGTGAGAGCGGCGAAACTCTGGCAGGAGGAAAACCTTCGCCCCGCTCACCCAGGTTATGCATCCATAAGGATCCATGACCTCAAGCACACATTTGGCCGTCGGCTGCGCGCAGCAGGCGTAACCGAGGAAGACCGCAAGGCTCTTCTTGGCCACAAGAACGGCAGCATCACCAGTCATTACTCGGGCGCTGAGCTCGGGCATCTGATTGAAGCTGCGAATATGGTATCAGCAACCGATTCGCGTGGACCGGTCCTGACAATATTGAAGAGAAAGCAGGCGTGAAAATTAGAGGAGTCACGCAAATCTCACGCACATGAAAAAGCCCAACCTGAAAAGATTGGGCTAAGTCATTGAATTATATGGTCGGGACGGAGTGATTCGAACACTCGACCCCTAGCACCCCATGCTAGTGCGCTACCGGACTGCGCTACGCCCCGACTAGGCGTGAAATCCGTTCCTCTTCTCGAAGAACGCTCAAGAATATATCGCAAGCTTT